AATGTATCAGTTAGTAATGACTAGAGCAAATAAAAGAAGACTAGCTCAAATTATTAAAAATAAAGAAAGAGATTATGTCGCACTTTAAATTATATTATGGCGGTCACATAAATGTTCCAAAAGTATCTGGAATATATGCTATTGTAAATAAATTAAATAATAAAAAATATGTAGGTAGTTCTATTGATGTTAGGAAAAGATATAGACAACATTATAATGATTTATCTAAAAACAAACATGTAAATACTCATTTACAAAATGCTTGGAATAAATATGGAGAAAATGCTTTTGAGTTTTCTATATTAGAAACTTGTGATAATGTAAGAAGCACTTTACTTTATATAGAACAAAAATATATAGATTCAGATGGTGATTATAATATTTGCAAACTAGCCTCCCATCATTGTGGAGAATCTTATACTGGTCATAAAATTTCTGAAAAGCATAGGAAAATAATATCAGAGTCTAATAAAAATAGAATATGGTCTGAGGAATCAAGGAAAAAGTTATCAATAAGTTCTAAAAACTCGGAACACAATGCTAAACAACGTAAAATTATATTGCAATTCGACTTAAATAACAAATTTATTAGAGAATATAATTCTATAATGGAAGCGGCAATTAATTTGGGTGATAAAAACAGAAGAGTAAATATAAAAAGATGTTGTCAAGGCAAAAGAAAAACTGCTTATAATTTTAAATGGAAATATAAAAATGATAACAAAACTTGTTAGTTCAAAAGCAGCTATAGCTAAAGTTATAGCAGATTTAGGGTTGGAGGAAGATGATATTTTAATATCTGATATGCGTGAGTGGATCGGAGAAGGTTTAGAAAAGATTGGTGCAGTACAGCAATTTGAGCGAGTTGTGTCTGGCGTAAATGGTGCACCAATAGTAAAGATTGAATGTCATCAAGCTCCTCTTCCATGCAATCTGCATAAGTTACATCAAGTAGCATATTCTTTTAATTGTGATGGACCTTGGTTTCCTATGAGGAAAGCTACAGGTTCATTTGCTGTTTGGGGATGTGAAGATTGTTGTAAGGACCCTTGTAAGAAAGGATGTAATTGTTCATGTGACAAACCAGAAATGTGGGTTAAAGATGAAGTATTAGTTAACTTAGTAGTAGATCTATATGGAAATATAGATAAAACAGAAGCATTAGAAATGCTTAATACTAACCCTAATATGAAGACTATACTTAGAAATCTTATTAACTCACATACTGTAAATATAGATTATTTAAGAGGTAGTACTAGTGTTAATCCTAATTGGGATTTGCAATATAGTATTAAACCAGGGTATATTATGACAAATGCTCCGTGTGGTTTTCTAAAGCTATCCTATAGTGCTATACTTACTGATGAAGACGGCTATCCATTAATTCCTGATCATGTATCTTATATGGAAGCAATATATTGGTATATTGCACAGAAAATAGCATTACAGAAATGGATCAGGGGAGAATGGAATGAAAAAATGTATGTAACATTCCGTAATTCTTGGAATTACTATTGTAAACAAGCTTATGCTGAAGCTATGTTACCGAATGAAGATGAAGTAGAATCTATAAAGAATACTTGGAATACTTTATATCCAGAGTATCATGAACATAGTTCTTTTTATAGTCATGCTGGTTCTAGGCAACATATATATAATGCTAATAGAGTATGAATGCACAGAGACAAACAAATACTTTTGTAGGAGGTATGAATATTTTAAACAAAAGGAATATTTGTAATGTTACTTGTTGTTCTGGTGTGTATATGATTAAAAATATATTAAATGGTAAAAGGTATATAGGAAGTTCTTTTAATGTTAAAAGACGATTAAAAGATCACTTTTTTAAATTATCAAAAAATACACATCATAATAAACATTTACAGGCGGCTTGGAACAAGTATGGTGAAAAGCATTTTGTATTTCAAATTCTTGAAACTTGTGAACCTATAAAGGATACAATATTATTTTTAGAACAAAAATATTTAGATTTAAAACCTGAATATAACAATGCACCAGTGGCGGGCAGTAATTTAGGATGTAAACAAAATATTGAGGCTAAGTTAAAGAAATCATTATCTCACAAAGGTGTAATAAAAGTTAGTAATATTAAATGGCAAAATTATGCAGAATGTGATGTAAAACCAGTAACTATAAAGGTATCTGAACGAGTAAAAAGCCTTAGAAAACCCGTAATTAAATATTCTTTAGATGGAGAATTTATTGAAGAGTACTCTAGTATTTGTGATGCTGCAAGAAAAAACAACGTCGCAAGATCCGGAATAAAAGATTGTTGTAATGGCAAACAATTAAGTGCATATGGATTTTTATGGAAACTAAAAACTAACGATTATGAATACATTACGACAGACTAACACATTTACTTCTGGTATGAATATGGATTTAGATTATTCTGTAATAAAGGGTAATCAATATCAGTATGCTGATAACATCCGTATTCTTACTCATGACAATGGTACTACTGGCGTTATGCAGAATATTGAAGGGTTCTTAAAAACAATACCTTCTACTACATTACAAAGAGAAACTATCATACATGTTAATACAATTAGAGACTGGGCAATAGTATTTACTAATACTAATGGTACTGATAACTTTAATATTTACAGATATGACTTTTCTAAATCTGAAACAGAACCTGATGCCACTAAAATAGTAAGTGATAAACCATTAGATATAAAGAAAGCAGATAATGGTATATATGCTATTAGTAGTGTATGCAGATGGGAAAGTGATGACAATGTGAAGATATATTGGTGCGATGGTTCTAATCAAATAAGATTACTCAATGTAGATCCTTCTCATGATGCTTCTAGTGCTAACATTACTGCGGATTCTATTAATATAATTCCTAAGAGTACCCTACCTAGTTTGTATATAGCAGGTATGGGATCAGGTTCACTTAAAGCTGGTAAGTATCAATATGCATATCAATTATTTAATCCACGTAGCTTAGAAACTTCTGTAAGTTCCCTAAGTAAGATGATTACTGCTTCAAAGAATACAGATGCATCTAACAGCCAAACCATTATAGGTAGTACTTCAGAATCTAACTCTAATAAATCTATTATATTAAAAGCAGATTTGCCAGATAGTTCATTTTCTAGAGCTAGAATCATTAGACTGTATTATAAGAATAATATAGATGTACCTGAAATAACTATAGTAGATGAAGTATCAGTTACTGGTTCCACATTATCATATGAGGATAAAGGTGGTATGATAAGTGAAATGACAGTAGACGAATTCAATGGACTTACTAGTTATCAGTTTATACCTAAAGTATTAGAAGCAAAAGATAATATGTTATTTGCTGCTAATATTACTGAGGAAACATGGGACATTAGTGATGAAGAATTTGATGCAAGAGCATATAGATGTGATAAAACTGGTAATGTATCATTAATATCTAATTCAGGTCAGCAATCTAGATCATTTGATATTGACAATATACCAGATATTCCAATTGATCACGATTGTATATGCCCTTATAACTATGACGAATCTTCTGAATATAGATACTTTAGAACTAGTACAGGTAATTATTTGTATGGTGGCGCAGGGAAGAATATATGGTATAGATTTGTAACCGCAGATCTTATTGAAGATAGTTCTACTGTTGCTAGGGATGGATACTTCAATGAAGACTTTTCTTTAATATCTAAGAAGTATAGTACAAATAAAATAAATCTATATACAGTAACTGATCATACTGGATTTCAAGAAAGAGTAGGAGGATTTATATTACCTACTTCGGATAATATTCTTAATTATTCTAATCCATATGTAGATGCTTATGTTAGAAGTTATCAACGTGATGAGGTTTATAGATTTGCCATAATACTTTACAATGAAAGCAGTATGGCATCATCAGCTCATTGGATTGCAGATATTAGAATGCCAAAAGCTAATACACCTGGTTATGAGATATTTTCATCTGGTAAAGTAGACTTGGGTGGTGATATGGAAACTGCTAAGTTATCTGTAGTAACTCATCCCCTTGGTATAGAATTTCATGTTAATATAGACAAACTTAAAGAATTAGGTGTTACTGGATATGAAATAGTTAGATGTGAACGTACTATTTCTGATAGAAGTATTATAGCTCAAGGTATTATCAGTGGAGTAACTACAGGAGATGGAGCGTCCAGTAATGAGATATATCCATATCCTTACTTGGCTTATTCTAATAACCATAAGTATGTTAGCGCTTCCAGCAAATACCATGCTGTATTTGCAATGTCTGATTATACTTCACCTAATTACTTTATATTCGTATCACCAGAGTTATGTGTTAATAGAGAAAATGCTGAGGAAATGGTTGATAGATTTGATACCATTCAAGCAATATACGAATTGTCTTCTCCTATTAATTCAACTATTGGTACAGAAAGTAATCCCAAAGTACTAGCAAATGCTAAATCTATTAAGTCTGATGGTAGAACTATACACAATGTTTCTGATTTAGATTATAATAAGAATAATGGTTATGTAGGTACTGATAGAGCTATACGCATAGATGCTGGTAATTTCTACACTGCCACATTAGCAAAGTATTATAAAAGAGCTTCGGTATCATATCCAGAAGCATCTATAAATACTATTAGAATGGCAATCAATACTGATCCTTTTGATCAGACTGATAATGCATGGAAAACTAAACCTACTTCAATTGGTGATTCTGTATATTATAATTGGATGTGGTATGCACACGGAACCTCTGAAGATTGGAACAATGTACAGAAGATAGGTCCTCATGGCATTTGTGCTGTGTTTAGAAGTGATAACTTACATACTAATATACCACTAGCAAATTCTAATTCTGATATTAATAAAACAAATGCAGTAATGCTTTGTAATATTAAACAGAATGTAAATCAATATGGTGGTAGTTCACATGCATCTAGACAGAATTCAGTATATATTTCAACAGGATCTTATAACAAAGTAGATACTAGTTATTCTAGAGTATTTGGAGGAGATACATATATTGGTGTATTAGATTATGCTAATGCTATGTTTGCTTATCAAGCTGATCAATATGATTCCAATGATGAAAAGAGTGGTAGATTGAATCGTACATATAATGGTGCTTACATACCTTGTGAATCATCTATCAATTTATCTTTAAGATCTGACAATGTCCAAGTAAGTAGAACATATGATCCTGCTACTGGATATGCTAATCACTTTGTTGAAAATGATATAACTCAGATAGGTGACTTGTATTCACAAACAGTTCCGTTGTATGCTTATAATGATGCATTTTCAGCTCAACCAAGAGCTAAAGTATTTGTAAGTAAGTCAATATATAGTATTGACAATTTAACTACAGATTCTAGAGTATTAAGTTCACAGCCTAAAACTAATAATGAAGTAACAGATTCTTGGACTAAGTTTAAAGTTGCTAATTACATAGATGTTGATAATAGATTCGGTTCTATCAACAATATGAAATTGTTTAAGAATAATTTAGTATACTGGCAAGATGACGCATTTGGCACATTGGCAGTCAATGAACGTTCGTTGATAAGTGATAACAATTTAGGCTCTCTTACTCTGGGTACTGGTGGTATACTTACTAGATTTGATTATGTAACTACTAAGAATGGTTTGAAAAGAAATCAATTAAGAGCTACTACTCAATCAGATTCCACAGTATACTGGTATGATGATGATAGAAAAGAGTTGTGTGCATTTAATGGTTCATTAGAAACTTTATCAAAGATTAAAGGTGTACAATCATATTTATCTGATAAAGATGTACCGTTTAGTATTGATCCTCAATTGTGTTACGATAAGAAATATAATGAGGCTCTCTTTACTCTGGAAAATAAAACATTAGCTTTTAATGAACAACTTGGAGTAATGACATCATTCTATACGTTTGCTCCAGATTGGTACATAGAGTTCTCAGATAAGATCTATACATTTAAATCTTTAGGATTGTTTAAGTATAATTCTGGAGATGAGTTAGATTTGTATGGAGATAGAGATAAAATATCATACATACGTTTCATAGTAAACGATGCTTATCCACAAACTAAAACATTTGATAATGTAGAATATGGTGGAGATTTCACATATGATACTAATTTTGATAACATTTACTTTGAAACAAAACGTCAAACTAGTTACACAACAACTAAGACTGGTATAGATTATAGAGAGGATACTTATAAATTTGCTATTCCTAGAAATAGTATAGAATTAAATGAAGCTCAACAGCTTGTTAATAAGTCGTATAAAGACAGAATGAAAGGTAAATACTTAATATGTCACTATAAATACGATTGTAATGGTGGAAACACATTTAAAGTACCATATATTAGCACAGCTTATAGATATTCGATGATTTAATATGAAAAAAAGAATTAATAAAAAGAGAGTAAAAGCTCCAGCATACGCATTCGGAATAGATCAAATGCAAGGTATTGCTGGTATTGGCGGTGTAGCTGGATCTTCTATGTCTGCTTTTGGAGAAGAAGGTTCTGGTGCAGATATAGCAGGAGGTGCTCTTAGTGGTGCTGCTTCTGGTGCTTCTATTGGTATGGCTGCGGGTCCTATTGGTGCCATTGCTGGTGGAGTTATAGGTTTAGCAGGTGGTTTATTTAAAGGATTCAATAAACGTAAGAAAATACGTGAAATGAAACGTAGAAAAGAAACTGCACAAGAAGCTCAATTAGGATTAAACAATGCTGCTATTAATGAATCAGAATATTGGGATGATAATGCTATGGCATATACATATGCTAATGGTGGTATTATACCTAATGATTTGGCTTATTTAGATAACAATGAAGTAATTAGAGATGTATATGGTAATATAGATCAAGTACCTAATAACAAACCTGGTACAGATAATCACTTAGTAGATGCTAGTGATCTAGAATCTGTATTGTCAGATAAGATAAAAAGACCTGGAACGAATAAAACGTTTGCAGAGGAAGGAAAAAAACTTACTAAGATGACAAAATCAAGTAAAGGTAAAGATGTATTTGCAGATAATACTAATGAATTAAATAGACGTAATGCAAATAGAAAATATAATGAACTATTAGCAGAGCAAGAACAAGTGAAAGCTAAAAAAGGAATTAAACCTAAGAATAAAGGTATACCTGCATACCAAAATGGTGGTGGTGATTGGACAAGACGACTTGGTGATTATTTGGTAAAGAAAGGCAAAGAATTTCTTCTTACTCCAGCTAGTAATGCTAATACAAATCAATCACTTGGTAGAGCATTTACAAATGCAAGTAACAGAGCTGGATTAGGTGCTAGTCCTAATTATGTAGTTAAGGGATCTGAAGGTTCTGATATACAGTTAAATCCAAATAAAAGACTTATACAAACATACGGTAGTGCACCAGCATTTTATGATTATGCTCCTGCTTTACCTGATTATTCTGTAGACGGTATTACTGGAGAAACTATATTAACGCCAAATATTTCTCCTGTTAATACTCTACAAGTAGAAGTAAATGAAACTGATCCTTCAGTTAGTCCAGTAAAAGCTGCTACGCCTAATAAAAAATCTATTCAATCTGGAACAAAATCTACTAAACCTAATTATTTAGATTCTTTCAATTGGGCACCAACACCACCAGTTCAAATATTCAATCTGGATACGCCGCAATTACCTACTCCAACACTGACTTTAAATAAACCAAAATTAGCAGAAATTAATGTTCCAGATAAGGAAACGAGAGATAGAGAATCTAGTAAGTTTAATACTGGTAATCTAGGTGATTGGTTAGATTTAGCACCAGTTGCATATAATTTAATACAAGGTATTAGAGGACCAGAAATAGAAGACAATGTTCTTAATCCATATGCTGGTGCTACTGCTAGAACTATGGCTAGACGTAGAATGAACATCAATCCTGCAAGAGAAGCAAACAGACGTTCTAGAGCAATTGCTAATTATAATGCAGCTAATATGAATGCTAATACAGGTGCTAACTTAGCATTCAGAACTCAAGCAGCTGTATCTGAATATGCTAATAATGCTGATATGTATGCTACTAAACAAAATGCTGATAATGCTTACTTAGGAGAATATGCAAATATGATGAATAATCTTGGTCAGCAATTTGTACAAGGTCAACGACTTACTGATGACGCTAATGCTAGAAATAGAGCAATGAGTAGAACGTTTACTGGTACAGGTCTTAGTCAGCTTGGTCAGTGGAATCAGGTTCGTAGACAAGAGAGAAATCAAGCTAATAGAGATGAAATGATTTATCCATACTTAAAGAATTTCTTAGCATATGGAAATTCTAAAGAATTAATAGAAGATATGGATAGAAGATATTATGGGAGAAAATAAATATGGTAAATAGATACGATCAGCCTGCTCAGGCACAATTCATAAATACATATGCTCCTATACCATTTCAACAATTATATACACTTGGTAAGGATGCAAATGCTAGAGTAGACAAAGCTATTCAAGATCTCTCTGGAGCATTAGATAAGTGGTCAGATTTTAGATCTCCATCTGCTAAGGACACAAAAGCTTGGTATGATGAAACTATGGGTAGAGCAAAACCTATAGTAGAACAATTATCTAGGAATATTGAAGCTCTTAAAACTCCAGAAGGTAGAGCTCAAATTAATTCTTTAATTAATAATGTTGATAGATATAAATTATCATTATTAAAGCAAAGTAAAGAAGGATTGGAACAGAGAATGCAAATGAATCAGAAACTTGCCGCTGCTGGTAAATTTAATGAAATGTGGCATGGCGTTGATTTTGCTAATTATGACACTCTTAGTTCTGGTATATACAATGACGTTTCTCCTTTAGCTTACAAAGATATTAGAGAATTATCAGATCCTTACTATGCTAAATTACAGAAAGGTTACCTTTATACAAAAGGTGGATATGATTACTTTGGTAATACATTAAAAGATCTTGAGGATGTTGCAGATGCTCATTTAAATGATATAGTAAGTACGCCAGAAGCACAAAAGCATATGCAAGTATATAAGCAAAGAACTGGTGCTAATGATGCTCAAGCAATTGAATGGTTTAGAGATTCTATAATCGAATCTAACATAGATAGAACTATTAGACCTACTAGAGAGGTTAATGACTTTGCTAAACTTAATTATGAGGCTGGTCTAAAAGCAGCTGCTCAAAAGAAAGGTGAAGAAGGAGCAATGCCAGTACAGTTTACTACTAAACTTGCAGCTTCTTTAATGGATAAACCAAGCTCATATACTACTCCAGATGGTAAGAAACTGAAATATAATTCTCAACTTGAAAGAATGCAACAAACATTCTCTCCTGGTAGTAAATGGTATGAGACTTATATTAATAGACAAGATCCTAATGGTACTCAATTACCATTAAATCGTAATAAGAGTGCTTCTAATATTATATCTCAATTATCAACAGATATAGGTAGTAATGCTCAGTTCATTAATGATGCAGAATTAGATAAGAGTACAATTATAAAAGGTATTACTGGAGCTCCTATTTATTCAGGTACTAATCTTACTGGAATGATGACACAAGAACAATATGTCAACTCTAAGATGGGTATTACCGTTAATGATGCTAATTGGAATCCAGCTAGGGTAGCGTTTGAACAAGATCTTATTTCAGGTGCTATACCAAATACAGGTGTTACTCCTACAAGTAAAGTATTAATAGAGAATGGTTTACCTGGAGACGAATCCTATACTCAAGAATATAAAGCATATGTACCTGTACAATACTTTATTGATAATGCTGATAGATACGGATTTACTAAAACAGGAATGTTTGGTGGAGTAGGCGATCCTGAAGATGTACTAAAAAGTGATGGGTTTAATAACTTCTTAAAATCTGTAAATGGTAGAATACCTGGACCAGATGGTAAAATTGTTAATATTAGCAGTGTTAGAACAGAAAAAGATGGTACATTCTCTCCTGGTGCAGAAGTACAGTATAATGGAGTATATGTAGAAATACCTGTAATGAAAGGAGTACTTACTAATCAGCAAACTAGAGAAAGAGCTAATCAGGAAGAATTCCAATATACTAAAATGGGATCCAAAAATAATGCTTTATATAGAGCAGATAATGAGAATTTAATCTATGGAGAATAAGACAAAAATACAAGATGTTCCATTGGCAGTTAAACTTCGCAAGAAAAATTACGAAGATTATTTGAATGCTTCAAATGGTACTAATAATCCTGAAGTAGGGTCAACTGTTGACCCTACTTTGGTGCTTAAAGACTTAGCTAGTTATAAGAAAGATACTTATAATGAAAATCTTGATACGGATTCTACAATGGAAGACAGTTACAAAGATTTGAATACATACGATCTTATAACTAATTCTGTTAAGCAGTCTTTAGTTAGTATGAACGAAGCTCAAATTGCTAATACACAAGGAGTTCTTAGGAGAGAAGTATTACCAAATATTGACAAAGCTAATTACAACATTAGTATGTTTTCTGCATACGATGATTTAATGAGACAGAAAGATGAATTATTGAATCGTGGTGCAGTAGCAGAAAGTGCAGATGAAGTAAATGCTATTCAGCAAGGATTAAATGAAATCAATAATAAGTTAGAATTAACTCGACAATATTTAGGTAGTATTGGAGTTAATCCTGATATGAGTAATGCTGCTGATATACGTACTCAACAAGAAGTAGAATTAGATAACTATAAAAAAAGGGCACAAGAATTATATGATGATATAGAAACTGATGAGAATGATATATCAAGATATAATGTTGATGAAAGATTCAAACAAGCTGCTGAACAAAATGGAGAATTCAAATGGTCAGAACCTAGTAAATGGGTTTATACAGTTCCTTCTGCTGTAGGTAGTTCTTCTTCTGCTTGGTGGTGGCAAGTAGCTCCATATGCTACTACTGCTCTTAAAAGTGTTGCTACAAAGGCTTTAGTTAAAGCAGCTGCTACTACTGCTGCTGGCGCTGCTGCTGGTAGTGTTGTTCCTGGTCTTGGTACTTTAGTAGGTGGTTCAGCAGGTGCAGTTGTTGGTGGTATATCTACTGCATTAGATGTTGCTAATGCAGGATTAATGATTTACTCTAACTATAAGCAAGCTGAAAATGAAGCAAACGCAAATGTTGCAGATGACTTTAGAGATAGAGTAGCTACTATGTTAACTGATAGTGGTGATTCAATCTTTAATGTAGTAGATAGAGCTAGAGCACAAGGTAACATACCAGAAAAATACAATAATCTTTCTGATGACAAAATATTTGAAAAGATATTAGATGGTCAAATACAAACAGATGATGAGAATCTATCTAATATGATTTCATCAGCAAGATTAGGTATGGATAGAGATTTTGCTCAAAACATGTCTATTACTTGGGCTTCTAATGTAGCAGGAGATATGCTCATGTTACCATACTTTGGTAAAGTAGCTAATGGTTGGGTTGGCAAGGCATTAGGCAAAACAACCAAAGTAATGAATCCTGCTGAGGCTGTTGGTGAATATGCTGCTGATGAAGCTAAGAAACGTTTATCTAAGTATATACTTGGTAGAAATGCAATAGACGTTGCTACTAGAAAGTGGGCTAATAGAGCAGCAAAGGCTGCTTATATTGGTACAGATCTTGCTGCTCGTAATATTGCAGATGCCTTTATTGAAGGAGTAGAAGAAGGTTCTCAATATACTACGGGTCAAGCATACAAGAGAGGCGATTTTGATGATAGTACTTTGGATTTAAAAGGTATTGCATCATCTGTATTAGGCGCTTATAAAGAGAAAGCTAGAACTGCTGCTAACATTCTTGGTAGTCCATTTGGTTATCAAGACTCTTTATATGAAAATGATACAGAATATTGGCAAAATGTTAAGTTAGGAGCAGCTGCTAGTTTACTCTCTCCTATTAGTGGTGCTACAAATGTTCGTGGTGCATATGCATTAGCAAAAGAAACTCAAGGAATGGACAGAGTAAATGAACTTGCTGCTAATGAAATTAATACTAAGGAAGAAATGGCTAAAGCTGTTGCTTATGCTAGTGGTAAGTTTAAAGGTCATGAAGCCGAAATAGTAAATGCTTGGCAATCGTTGGCTGATGGTAATGCTGAAAATCTACCAGAAGGATTTAATAGAGAAGATGCTATTGAAGAAGCTAAATATGCAGCTAGAGCATTTGATTTAGCAAAGAACAATAGAGTAAAGGATCTTGCTAAAACTCTTGATATTGAACCTGATACAGAAGAATTTGGTGAACTTGTAGGATTGTACATGCAATCTGAAAAAGAATTTATAAGTTCTTTACAAGACGTTAGTGATAAAGAAATAGCTTATAGAAATGCTTATCAATTAGCTTCTAATAATACAATACTTAATAATGTACTTGAAAAGAGTCTAAATAACGCCTATAATGAAATAAATAATGCTATTGAGTCTAATGATCAAAAAATATCTAAAGAAGATATTAGAAGTGTATTTGATTCAGTAAGACAAAATAAGCTAATAACCGATATGCTTGGTGAAGTAGATCAAGCAATTAGTACATTAAAAGGTGAAGTTAATGAAGCAGAATTTAGAGGTAATCAATATACGCTAGCTAAACTTGAAGATGCTAAATATAGACTTAGGGCAAGAGAAAAAGCTTTACAGAAGTCTATGCCAAAATGGTATAAAGATAATAAACAAAGATTTGATAATCTTTCTAATTCATTAGATGCCATTTCATCTGTTGATGAGTTAAAAGATCTAAATACTGCAACAGAAGATCTTATTTTATCTAGTATTACTTCAGAAAGAAATCAAGAAATATTCAATTCGTTTGCAGGTTTATCTAATAATAGAATAACTGGTACAGAACAGTTAGAAAGAGATAATATAATTGAAACTGCTACTAGTAAAGAAGGTACTAAAATAGATAGAAAACGTAGAAAAAAACTTGGTAAACTTAAACTTCAAGCATTAAGAAATATACATGAACATCAAGGTGATAATCTTATTTCTGAAATGTTTGATCTTTATCAGCAAAAGAAATCTGAGAGTAAAGAACAGATAGAAGGTATGTCTGGAGTAAAAGAAGCACAGGCTGCTGCTACTCCTGTTATTCCATCAAAACCAGTTACTGTACCTGCTGGTGAAATTACTGCTCAGGAAGCTCCAGAAGCTATAACTGTAGAACCTACGAAGCCTATAAGACCACAAAGAAAAGCTACAATTACAAATAGTGTTGCAGCTTCTGAATTAGAAGAAGCAGATGCAGCTCTTATTGCAGCAGCAGAAGGACAGGATATTGGATTGAAACCTAATCCTAATAAGCCTGCTACAGAAGCTAAAGCTCCAATGGATGTAGAAACTCAAGTAAATGAGAAAGAAACTCCTGCTCCTCAACCTACAGATGAACCTATAGGAGCAGATGAAGATCCTTTTGCAGGAGGTACTGGTGAACCCACTGTAGATGATATATTTACTGAAACTGGTGGAGCAGTAATTGAAGAAAAACCGACTAAATCTAAAAAGCAAGAAGCTAAGACTAAAACTCAGGATGCTAAAGCAAAATTAAGAGAATCTGCTAGAAAGTTCATGGACTTACTTGAGGATGATAGTGTTGGTTTTGCATTTGATCCTGCTGCACAAGCAGATAAACAGGCTAAAATCTTTAAAGCTTTCTTGGAACTACTTGGTGATGCGTTCAATGTTGGGGCATATAAATTTAAAGAAGTATCTTTAAGTATATATGAGGCTATTGATAAAAATAGAGAAAGATTAGATAAACATTTTGATGCAATTAAAGGAGCTTATTCTACTGCATATTATAATATGCCAGAAGATATAAGGAATCAAATGACTACACCAGCAGAAGTAGCTGAAATTATTGTAGATGATTTATTTGAAGCCCCAGTTTCTGATCTTACTCAGGATCAAATAAAGGATGCAGTGAATGATGGTGTACTGCCTTCTCCACAAGCACCAGATGCTATACCACAAGATGCTATCACTGATTCTCAATTAGCAGATTTTTCTGAAAATAGTGAATTAGGTATATTAAATACTTTCCATTATTTACCAACTGCTACAGTAGGAGAGAAAATAGAACTTAATGGTCAATACATACAGTTCTCCCCTAATTCTGAACTACCAGAATTATTCAAGAATAATTCTAGTAATTTATCTTATGAATATGCAGTAGCTCCTTACTATGAAAGAGCAACTGGTAAAACAGTAAATTGGAGTAATCCAAATACTTATGATTATGCTAGAGTAGGAATGATTGTTACTGATAGTAAATCGGGTAAGAGATATTGGATTGCTATGCGTAGTCCTAATAATATCAGAGGTTTATCTGCAGAAGAGTATCAAGATATGATAAATAAGCTTAGAGAAAGAAGAGCTGATATTATATCTAGGTTTGTAAAGACTGATGAAAATGGTAAATTACTCAATGCAATAGATCCTAATATTAAAGTAACTCCTACAAGATTATTACTTCATAATGCTATTGAGGGTACTCTAGCAAGTGAAAGACCTATATCTGATAAACAGTATAATACAATTTTCCAATTAAGTTCTAATCTTGATGAAGAACTTAAAAATTTTGCATATAGTACAGGTGTAAGATCTACAGAAACTATATTTAACCTTGAAGGGGATAATACTGGTTTTATTGGTACTACTTCTGGTGGTGTATATTACATAATTGATGGTAAAAAAAGACTATCTAGTAGACCATTACCACTTAAGTTAAATATGTCCAGACTTAATAAACATCCACAATTAGTAAAAACTATTGCAGACATAGTATTTAAGTATGGATTTAAGAGTGGAGATCAAGTAAATGATACTAACCTGATTGGTAGTGATATAATTGATTTATTTTTAAATTATGGTGATCCTACAACAGTAAATGTTGAAAGTGATATTAATGATGCCGCTAAGAATAATCTTAGAAATAAACAATTATATATTGATAATAAAGGTCAATTTGGTGTATTACATTATGGTACAAATCAAGTACAATTAGCAGGTTTATCAGCTGCTCAAAAAGAACAGGAGAAACAGCATTTTATTGACTGGTTAATGACTACAGGATCTATACCATTTAAAGTACCTAGTAAGAATAATCAGGAATTAAGTGTAACTACTAAGCTTAGCCAAGCATTTCAGGGTAGATTAAACAGTAGTGTAGAAAAAGCAGGTGGCAAATTACAGTTATTTGATGGTATATCCTTTACTAAGGATGATATGGATAAATCACTTTTAGCCTGGTTGGTTAAGAATGGTTTAATCCAAACAAATCTGAATGCTGAAAGATATAATAGACCTTATGTTATAGCTGATGGTATTACTCAAGATATGCCTACTACTATACCTCAATCTACAGCTATACCTACAGTTGCACAACCTGTTCAAGAACAACCTGTAGCAGAAAGACCAAAAGCTAAGAAACGTAGAAGCTTCTCTGATCTTACTACAATGGGTGGTAGTAAAGCAGAAGTAAAAGTAAACTTTACACCAAATAAAAAGTATACTACTAAAGAAAAGATGAATCCTATTCAAGCTAAAAGATTCTTGAAAGAGAAACTTGGTATGAATGATTCTGAAATTAGTATAATTGACACTGCTATTTCATCTGGTATACCTTCTACCGCATTGTCTCATATGACAAATGATGCTGTTATATTAGCTACTAGTGATCCTGCTGGTGTTGAATATCATGAAGGATATCATAGAGTATCTTTGTTATTAATGTCTAACGAACAGAGAAATAAGATATATGATGAGTATCGTAGAACCCATAGAAATCTTAAGAATGCAACCGATAAAGTAATAGAAGAATACTTAGCAGAAGATTTCAGAGCATTTATGTTAAATAGGGCTACTAAAAAAGCTTACAGAATAACTAAATGGTTTGATAAACTTAGAGACTTTGTATTATCTTTATTTGGTAGAGTAACTCCTACAAGTATATTTAGAGGTATATACGAAGGTAAATATGCTAATATACCTGTAAATGCAGAGTCTAAGGCTAGATTTGAACAAGTATATGGTGATAGAGTTAATTTTACACAGCATGGTTACGAATTTAAGAATATAAAAGCTCTTGATAATTATAATCAAGCTGTAGAATTCTTTGCTATATCTTACATTAATCAATCTCTTAATAGTCAGGATGTAGTTAACGATCTCTCTAATATTACCATTGATTATGCTGATATGAGAGAATTATTGTTAGATTTGTCAGAAGATGAAAATGCTACACCAGAACAAAGAGCTGCTGCTGGTGAACTCTATGATCACTTTGATATATTTCAACAAGACTTACAATCGTATTTGTCTTCTCTTAATCTTAAACAAGTAAAGGAAGAAGAAATATATGAAGAAGACGAAGAAAGAGATGGTGGGGATATAGAAAAAGAAAACTTTGATAAGTATGATAAAGCTTCGTATGAAGTTTCTATACTACATAATATCAGACCTGCTGTTAAATTGTTCTTGTCTTCAATAGAAGATCGTTTATATAAAAATGGTTCTTATGTTAGAGATATTAATCCTGAAACAGGTATACCTAAAGTAACTCCATTCTTAACTGCTTGGCGTAGAATTGTTGATAAAATGTTTGATGAAGATACTTATAGTGGTCTTATCAAACGTGCTGCTCAATTAGCTAAAACTGATTCATTTTTTGCATCTGTATATGATAAGTTATCCTCTGTAGAAAATGAAAACTTACAAACTCAGATATTTCAAACTATTACTGGCTATAGACATAATTTCCTTACTGTAGGTTTTCAAAATATTGGTGAGAATGCTATCCAATATATGGCTAACTTAGGCGGTAGTGTTAACTTACGTAATGGTAAGAAGATTGTAAATGACTGGAATAGGAATTTCTTCAATAGTGCATTTGTATATACAGATGAATCTGGTAATAGAAAGCCAGATATGAATAAATTGAAAGAAGCAAGAGATAAACTTACTAGTATTACAAATGAATTAGCTAGAATGACCGATTCTACGTCTAATGAACAATTTAATGAAGTACTTTATAAGTTTGTAGACTTTTATAATAGTATTGGTATAGGTGTAAATTATGATACATTGTTTCAAGCTATTGTAGATAAAGTATCTGCTGTTAATTCAGTCAATAAACCTACATTATTACAAGCTGCTAAAGATCTGTTAACAAGTAATAGAGACGGTAGTCTTGCAAAGGCGTTACCTGAAATATTACGTAGACCAGTAAAAGATAAAAATTCGGACAGAATTAAACGTACTTTAGATGGCATATTTACTGGTGAAAGTAGTATATTGAATTTAGCAATAGTACATTATCAGAAAAATACTAATAATCTTGAAGAAAAAGTATTAGGTCCAAAGAATACTACAGTATACCCATTATCTAAGTATAATTACCTTACTCTAGAAGTAAAGAAATTAAATAATGATAGAAACTATGTTTCAAAGTTATTGAAATGTCCTATTAATACTTCCTCTTTAGTGTATAATTCGTTAAAGAGCAATCCAAATACTAGACTTACTGTAGGTACTTTACTTAATATCACTGAATATAATTCTGGTAACACTGGTACTGATTATCAATCTGCTCCTAAAATTGAAACATTCATATCTAAATTCGTATGTTCTGAAAATGATATTTTGTTATTGCCCACAATGTCTGATAAGAAGACATATATGCCAATACAAGGTTTGAAATTGTTTAAAAATAGAACTCTTCAATTTACTCCTATTGAAAATAGTGTGGATGTAAGATTTTCTAATGATGTAATAGAACAATTTTATAAGTACTATAGAAGTGAGTATGATGCTATTCTACAGTATCGTAGAATGAAATTAGCAGAAGATAAAATAGATGATGCTAACAGACCTACTAAGTATTTTGGTAAACGTGGACAAGATAATGGTAGAGGTGGTAAGTTTAGAATAACTCGTGGAGTATATAAATATGATGCTGATGGTAATCTAAATTACATGTCATTTGATAGTTTAAGTGATCAAGAGTTAATGGATTATTTTAACAATAAAGCACAACTCAAAGAGGATCTTAATACTACATTACAAGTGATGGTTGGTAAACAATTAGATTATATAAAGAAATTAGGTCTTATTACTAAGAATAATAATGGTTTATATAAGAATGTATACTTACCAGTAAGTAATATAAATGAAAGAACTAACAGTTTAGCAAATTCTATCAGTACATTATCTGGAGATCAAAATAAAGACTTTAGAGAAAATTTAGCAATATATGATGCCATTGCAACCTTTACTGTTAATAACTTTGTATCAATGTTTGAGACTGAAAAAGTCTTTTATAAAGATGAAGCATTTTACAAGAGTTATCCTGATGTATCTAAGCGTCTTGCCGGTACTTTATCTACTGGAGATAGGCCTAGAACAGACTTCTCAAACCCTAATCATATAATGAATAGCAATGAAAGATTCAAACAAGGTAGATATAATGTAGCTGGATTGAAAGACATTGAGTTACGTACTAATCAGCCTGCTGAATTGTATAAAGCTATTTATAATGCGTATGTAAGAGAATATATGGAAGCATCTGGTAAGTTCACAGATGAATATATTAATGATGTATTTACTTCGGATGATGTATTTTTAAGTGAAAGTGTACCAGAAGATATAAAAGCACTAGCTAAGCAAAATACTGAGCGTGATTTGTCTTTGTATGGTGATATAAAGAGAAAAGAAGATGGTACTATAGAAGTTAATGAAGAGAAAACTCCTATTAACCAAGCAGATGCTTCTGTATATGTGTCTCCTACTATGTATAAGGCTATTTTAGCTTCACATGGTCAGCTTACACCAGAAGTAGAAGCAGCTATCGACTATGTAGAAGAACATGCAGATGATTTAGGTGATATACGTAAATATACTAACACATTAGCTGCTATATTATCTCCTAAAAAGATGGTATACTTTGGTAATGAAATACTACAACCATTACCAGGTGAATTTATCAATATGCCTATCTTTAACAAGATGGCTATTTTCCCTTTATTCAAAGTATTAGCTACTGGTGATTTAAGAGTATTGTATGATAGAATGTCAGATACTAAAAACCCTATAGACATGTTTACTACAGACTCTGCTGTTAAAGTAGGTAATATAGTAGAATATGATTTCTACACAGATGCTACTCAATCTCAAGTAACAGATTTCTTTACTAAAGACGATAATGGTTATTATAAACAACCCATTACCTTTAGACAACAGAATTTCTCTAACCTGCTTAATCAGATGCCTATTGAAGCACATGATGCCGAAAAGCGTATGTTGGTTACTCAGGCTATGAAAACTGTATATTCTAATATTAGATTAGATGGAGATTATACATTACCTGGTGGTAAAGTAGTGAAGGGTAGAGAGATGAGAGATCTAGCTATGAAAGCTATTGATAACTTATCTGATAGAGGTTTAAATCGTATTTTAAAGAGTTTACACGCTGTTAAAAATGAAGATGGTACATATTCTTTCAATGACTTAGCTGGATTGTCAGATAAGCTTACAAGAGATATGATAGCATCTAATATGGATACAGATATGATAGAACAAGTTGGTCTGAATGAAAAAGGTCAATTCAATGTTCCTCTATCTGCTTCTCCTGTTGCTAAACAGTTAGTTACTAAGATCATATCTGGAGTAAACAAAGAAACTGTGGATATAAATCTTCCTGGAGGTACCTTTGTACAGATGTCATCTTTTGGTTTGAAGTCTATCGAAAAGGTAAAAGCAAGTGAATCTGGTCAGTATTCTAAATACATGGTTAATGGTGGTAATAGATTGAAATTGAAGAATACAAACAATTCTATGGATTGTGTAATTTCAATCAATTTGTTAAAACATATTATACCAGGTTATAGTAATATGTCCTTCCTGGAAGCTAGACAATGGTTGATAGATAACCATATTATAGGAGATAATGCTTCTCCATCTAGTATGGCTTATCGTGTACCTACTCAAGGTATGTCTTCTATTGCTGCTCTAACTATTAGAGATGTAGTAATGTCTCAAGCAGGAGATATAATTATAATGCCTGACGAGTTTACTGCTAGAACTGGTTCTGACTTTGATATTGATAAATTGTTCTTAACTAGATATAACTATACAGTTAGACGTAGTAATCAATTAGGTAAAGAAGTAAGTAAAGAGAAAGTAGAAATAGCTCTTAAGGGATATAATGAATGGGCAGATGAAGTACTTGGAATTAAAGATGGTGAGCCTGTTACTAGAAGAAATTCTATGAAGGCATCAGAATCTATTAATCAGTATTTATCTGAAACTAATTCTAATATTGCTTACGATGTTAATACTGGTACTTATAGAGAATATGCATATACAGCTACTAAAACTCAATATGACTTTAATAAATCTGTAGAAGAAAATAGTCAAGGTGCTGTTGAAAATCTTCTTATAGATACCTTTATGGCTTCAATGCTTGATCCTAAGAATGTACATGATACTACTAGACCTCTTGATGTTCCAGTAAATATTATGAAAAACGGTATTGTTAAGAAGTATTTCCCAGATGTTACTAATAATACTGCTTTATATGAATATACAGAAGAATATCAAGATAATCTGAAACAAGATTTTGCAGATAGTAAGAGTGGTATTGGTCCATTTGCTCTTAACAATCCACATCATGTATTAGGACAATTAGTAGAGTTAGTAATGCAAGCTCCAGAGTATATGCCTAATATGGGTAATCTACATAAAGTAACTGGAGTAGATGACATCCATATCCTTGACTGGCTGTCTGCATTAATTAGTGCTCACGTAGACGTTGCTAAGGATAATTATATTATTAAGCTGAATGTAAATACATTTACTTATAATATAACAAACTTATTACTTAGAAATGGAGCTGGTAAAAATACTATGTACTTTGTATCTCAGGAAATAATGAAGCGTATGGCTCAAGATTATATCCAGAGTAAAGGAGTATATGGCATTGATACTAGTAAGACATTCCAAAGACGCTATGATGAAAAAGAAAAGTCTATTATAGATGAATTTACTAAGAAAGCACAGACTTTAGCAAAGAGCAATGATCAGAAAGAACAGCTTAAAGATTTATTGCTTAATGATAGAATTACTGATGAAGTATTATTTGAAATACCAGAATCAGGCAAATTAGGTTATTTAGAGAATCTACTTGATAAGGCTAATAAAAAAGATAAAGATTTTGATTATTACTATGGACAATTGCTAGTATATAAACTGTATAAGCAATTAGATCCTATGGCAAGAGCATTATCAGATCTTGTAAAAGCATCTCAGGTAGATACTAAGAAGTTTGGTAAGAATGCTATTGAAATGCGTCAGTTTATGGATAAAGTAGCAGATATGTATAACTCTCCTTACTTTACTCCACAAATGATTAAGAAATTCTATGAAGATACTTTCTTACAGAGAAAAATAGACAATAGTATATTATTTACTTTAAATTTATTAGATAAAGTAAATATACAGTCTAAAACTCAATATTACAATCTATTTAAGTCATTTGTAAATTCTAGTGGTTTAAAATCAGTAAGTAATAAGCAAACTATTACAGCAATTACTAATGCTATGGACTCTTACTGGAAATCTTATTCTTTGTATGATAATGTTAACAGTCCTCTTATAGGCAGTCTTAGAAGTTTGAGAGATTTATTTATTGGTGATAATAGTATTGCTAAGAGATTAAACAGAATTAAAAAAGATATAATTAATGATGCGGCTAATAATGGTAATAAATATCCTGTTATATCTGTAACTAATGGTAGAATAAGTAATTTATTCTTAAATAGTTTAACAGGTGTTACTGATAGTAGTGGTAAAGCTATAGATTATATCCGTTTGGATTATTCTGATGATATTAGTTCTAATGCTAGTAGACAAATTAGAGAGTATTGGCAAGAACTGTTAGATAGTGATAACAATGAATTACACGATTTAGCATATGATCTTGTTAGATATGCAGTATTCAGTGGTCATGGTACTAAACATCTTAATTCTTTGTTTGATTTTATCCCTATGCGGCAATTAGAAGAATTAGGTTATTATGAAAATGTACGTGCATTAGAAGAAACTAATGATTTTAGTAGAATATTTACAGAGGAAGACGTACATGAAATTTATCGTAATAACTGGCAAGACAATACATTAGTACCAGTTCTTGATACTTCTAAGAAAGGAGTATATGTTCATAGAGAAAGAAGAGGTAACAAAATGGTACCAGTTGCTATTAAAGGAAGTAATAGGCAAATGATATGCAAAAACTTAGATGATACTCCTTTATACCATCCTTATATCAAAGTAAGAAGTAATAATTCAACTGGTGGTTATGATCTTTATAAATTCATTGGTACATACACTAAACAAGATGGTAAACGTACTTTAAATAAACCATTGTATATCTTAGTTAATAAGAAAGGATTTAGAGAAGGTGGTAAAGGTGTAGTTACAGAATATATGAGTTCGTATGTTATGGGTAGTACCAAGTTCTCAAGATACTCTATTATTACAGGTAATAATGTAGCTCCTACTTATTCTGAATATGATAATAACTTCTTAGAAGATATACCAGAAGTAATAAATGACCTTATTAACAAAGTTAATTCTCAATCAAATAATCCTAAACTTCCTGGTATTAGTGGTATATTTAGTCCTGCTAGTACTGTAAATTATATGTTCGGTTTTGATATGAGTGAAAATAGATCTGGTATTGAAGAAATTAATTCAGAAGTAGATGAAAATGGTGAAATAATAGAATCTTCTCCTATAGTAATAGGAAATGATACGGAACAATCTATACAATCTACTGAATTAGATACTGATCTTCAAAATTTAGCAGAACAAGGTAAACAACGTAGAAAAGAATGTTAATATGAAATGTTTAAATACAAAAAATCCAGAAGTACAAACATTACTTAGTGAATACACGAACATATTAGGTAGTGAGGATGCTGCTTACTTTGTTCTTTCTGAAAATAATGGTAATGGCATAGATAAGGCTCCCAATGGGGAGCCATCTAAGCTCTTTTCAGACCTTTTAGAGCATTATAATGGTGATAGAGTAGCTGCTATTCAAGCTAAGGCTAGAACTTTCTCTGAAAGCTTTAGAAATTGGTTTGGTGAATCCAAAGTAGTGGATGAGAATGGGGAACCTTTAATAGTATACTCTGGCAGACCAACAAAGGGAGCTACAACTTTTAATCTGGAATCTAAAAGATCTCGGACTCACTTGACCGGACTAATTAAAAAAGGAGTATATTTTACAAAAGATAAACAAATTGCAGAAATGTATTCTGGCAGTAGAGATTATGCGTCGCAATTAGATAGAGATATGGCAAAATATAGGTTCGGAGAAGATGGCGGTGCATTATCTGTGACCAAAGAAGAATTTTTAGAAATTTTTCCTGATGTTACTTCACAATATTATGATGAAATGATGGAAAAATATAATCGTGTAGTAAACGATCCAGATAATTTTACAGGTGAATTCTTTGCATCAAAAATTGATATAGAAGGTGAAGTAATACCTGCTTTTTTAAACTTACGTAATACTACTACAGTAGATATGCAAGGATCAACTATTGCTCATTTATCTAAAGAACAAAAAGAATCAATAAATAATTCAGAAGGTGCAATAATTGAAAACGTAGATGAAAACGCTTCTGGAATTGCTTTAACAAGTGGTATTACTACTACTTATGTAGCATTTAATCCCAATCAAATTAAATCAATAGATAATCAAGGTACATTCTCTACTCAGGATAATAATATATATCTAGCAGATAGTAACTCAGAAAATATAAGTCAATTAGAATCTATGCAATCTTATAGTAATAGTAAAGAACTATTAGATAATATGGATTCTGAAATGGCTATTGTACTCAATGATGTTGCTAGTAAAATAAATATGCAGCCTGTATCTATTGAATATACAGATAGACCATTAAATGAAATGTATCCTGAAGCTACTTATTGGACACCTGCTATATACGATAGGAATGCAGATAAGATTGTAGTAAATAGAAATGGTGATTTCAGTAGATATGGTTCATTAGAAAATGTATTGTTACATGAAATAACCCATGCTATTACTCTAGATTCTTTAGCAGCGAATACAGAAGCAGCAAATGAACTTAGAGCTATACAAAAAGAATATGCAACTAAATATAATGACCATGCTAGTGAAAGTGTATATGAATTTGCAGCAGAACTGTTTTCTAATCCTGATGTAATTTTCAATATGCAGGATTTCAGTGCTTCTACTGGAGAAAAAACATTATTACAAAAGCTTATTGACTGGTTTAAAAGACTGTTTAATAAAAATACTACTCATCAGGACTTAATTAACAAAATAGTAGATAATGTTATAGAGTTTAATGCTTATAAAACTTTAGAAAAAAGAGAAGACACTCATGATTATATACCTGATGTACTACCAGCAGCTAGTAAACGTGAAGAGATCTCTGCAATGAGATTAAGAACTGTATTTAATGATTTAGTAAAGACAGCGGAAAATAGGGTAGCATCATTAAAATATAATACTATAGAAGATAAATTCGATAGAAATGAAACTATTCGTAATGATAAATTACTATCTTCTTTAAACATGCTAAAGAATTCACTTAAAGATGCTGAAGATATAGAAAATATAACTAATTATCTTAATGGTGTGTTAGACTATGTAGATAATGTTATATATAGTTTAAATGAAGCAGAAAGTGTTATAGATAAAATTGATGAACAGTTAATGCTAGCACAACAAAGTAATAATGTAGATCAAATGAATAAGCTTCGTACTGCATTAGATAACTTTGGAGCAGAGTATATATATCCACATGAGAGTAACTTACGTAGAATACATGATGAATTAAATATTGAGTTTAATAATAATGTATTTTCATCTATCTTAGGAGAAAATGAATTTAATAATGTAGTTACTACTATAAATGGTCTAATAAGTGAATTATCATCATCTAAAATGCCTACTAGAAAGAATATAGGCTATAAGTTTAAAAATGTTGTTATTAGAACTACTGAGAAGTTTCTTAGAGATGAAATGGAAAGTGCTCATGATCCTTCTGTAGATAATGCTTTAATGAATTGGTTAACATTTGATGGTGATTTAAAATGGTATAATCGTTGGTTATCAACTCCTGTTAGTTCTCCACAATTTGTTTATAGATTGATAAGAAAGACTATTGGTGATGTCAATAGTAAGACACATAAACAAGTATATAACAAATATGCTGAAATTAAAGTAGCTGCAAGTGCTACTAGTGATCATGCTAAATTATTTGAAAGAGATATAAATGGTAAAAAGACAGGATATTTTATCCGTCCTAGACGTTATGGTGTATATCAAAATAATAAGTATGAATGGAGAAAGAAATGGTTGAAGGACCATAAAATAGCCAGTGTAGATGAGTTAAAACTTTATCCAGATTTATGGGTACAATATCAAATAGACTATAATGAATGGAAATCTGAAAACGCAGAAAGACGATATACTCCAGAATTCTATAGAATATTTGCTAAACTAAGTATGGAAACAAACATGGCTTTATCTGAAATAAATTTAGATATTGAAAACCTACTTAAACCTTTCTTAGATGAGGTAACCAAGAAACCTAGATTTGAGAAAATGTCTAAAGATGAGTATGAACAATATCTATCCTTACTTGAGAAAAAAAGGAACCTTGCAAATCCATATGATCCTGCTACTGGAGAAATCAAACCAGAAGGTAGTGTAGAGTATAAAATTGCTATGGAATTAACTGAGGCTTATGAGGAACTATCTAAAGGTTTAAAGTCAAAAGTCAATATGGAGGCTTTCCTTGCTGAGATGGAGAAAATGAGAAACACAGAAGGATATACTCCAGATGGTAAATATACTTTATATGAAGCTTGGTTAGAAAGAAATACAAGATGGGAATTCACAGAGGAATTTCAAAAGATGATTTCACAACAAAATAAAGCTGAGTATGGTGAAGTATATGATAAATTATATCAAGCAAGAGCTAATCTTTTGAAACTTTACAGAACTGATAAATATGAAGTAGATTATACTCGTATGCCTCAGATGGTTAAAGACAAAATTAAAGAATTAGACATTGCTATGTATAAAGTACGTAGTAAAGCTCCTAAAGTAAAAGGCAATAGAAGATTATTCAAATCTGAATTAAGTCAAATTGCAAAAGATAATGGAGGAAAAGATGCTGTATTATCAGAAGATATATGGGTAGATGATAAAGGAGTTAAACATTATCATTCCTATATGACTACTGTTAAACCAGTATTAGATAAGTATATGCATAGAGTTCCTAATAGTAATTGGGCTGAAACATCTGAAGAAGCAGCTTATTACAATCATAATTATGATAGAACTATACCAGAGGCAGAACAACCAAAGTTATCTAAAAAAGAATATGATAACAGAAAGGAATTTGATGCAGTAATGCGTGATTCTAATCTTAAGCATTTGTATGATGTACTTATTGATACCATGAATGAAAGTAATGATAAAATCTCTCATGCTAGGTATAAAAATAACTACAAATTACCTCAAGTAAATGGTAGTATATTTAATTATATGACTAGTAAAGGCTTGATTACAGGAACAAGAGATTATATGACAGATGCTTTTGCTATTAATCCAGATGATGAATTACATGGAGTAAAGGTAGAGACTAGACCAAATGGTACTGAAATAAATATTATGCCTACTATGTATACTTCTATGTTAACTGATCCTTCTGTAGGTACAAATGACTTAATTGGTGCTGTTATTAAATATTATAGAATGGCTTCTAACTATCAAAATAAGAAAGAAGTAGCTCCACAGCTTAATCTATTAGATAGTATCATAAGTAAAGAAGGATTTATTAACAATGGTAAAACATCTGTACAGGCAGAAAATAGTGCTCTATCTCAGGAAGTACACAAATATTTAGGATTTCATTTGTATGGAAGAACTGCTAATTTCAAAGATGTTACTGTAAATGGTAGAAAAATTTCTTTAGAAAAAGTATATAGATATTTTGCTGATTGGGGAAGAGACTTAGGGCTTGCTTGGAATCCTAGATCTGCTATATCAGGTGGTGTATCTGCATGGAGTTTTTATGCAGCTGATTCTTTTATTAGTAAGTTTATTAATACCAGAGACTTTATAATAGCAAATAAAGAGTTAGCTAAGGAACTTATTACTTTAAAATTTTTAAGACAGTTTGGTAAGAATATGTCTAATAGCAAGTTGATGGGAGTATTAGAGTTAAATGGTCTATCTTTCAATCAGGAAGAAGAGTTTTCTAATACTAACAGATGGAGAATAGGTAAAATGGCTAAAAGATTAACAGAACCATATGCTGTATTTAAGATGGCTTCTATCTTACCTAATAGTACTTTTGCAATAGGTACATATTTAAACTATAGATTAATCGAACTAGAGGATGGTAAATTACATTTTATTTCTGAGAACGATTTTCTTAACAACCATTTTCCTAAGAAGTCTTTAAAAGAAAAGAAAGTAATATACAACAATACTAAAGAGAATCTATGGGGTGCATATGAAATGACAAAGAACGGTTTAAAAGTTAAACCAAAGTATGCTAAGTATGTAGATCAAGATCTTGAAAATGAAGTATCTAGTAGATTAGGAGCTATATCTAGTCATGCAGAAGGTATGGTTGAAGAAGCTGATAAAAGTGGAGTTTATTTGAGTACTGCTCTTAGCAGTATACTGATGTTCCGTGCTTTTCTACCGAAAAATATTGAAAATACGTTATCTCCTATGTATTGGAATTACCAAACTAAGGAGTTAGCAATGGGTACTTTAACTGCATATTGGTATGCATTTAATCTACAAGTTCTAACAGGTTTCAATAAAAATAATTATGAAAAAGCTGTAAAATTATACGGTGAGGACACTGTAAAAAAACAAGTTAAATCCTATACTAGAAGAGCAAGCGCTCAAATATTAACATATATATTCTGGCTTACTTTATTTAATATCTTTAGTTTAGGTGGAGATGATCAAGATGATTATTACTGGAGTAATTATATGAGATTAGAGTTAAAGAAAATATCATTAGAATCTGGCTCTAGATATAATCCTATGGATGTATTAAATATCTTAAACTCTTTAACTCCTTTAATCAATACTGCAGAAGATCTTTCTAATGTATTTAATCCTCTTGCATACTTAGAAGAAAGAAAATGGAAGAAGATAACAAAAGGATCTTATAAAGGACTATATGGATGGCAGAGAGATTTACTTAAAGTAAATAAGTATACTAATGCTTACTATAATATGAAGAATCCTGCTGAAAAGCTTCGAAATCTGTCTAATACACTTAATTAAAATAAAAAGGGATCGTTTCACAACGACCCCTTTCTTTTTAAACAACTAAATTATAGCTTGATTACTCCCAACTGAAGCAATCAGTATCTTGTAGTAAAGTATGCTTGTATGAACCATCATATTCTGCAATACTTACTATAAAAATTTCTTCTTTTACCTGTAATGTAATTTCATCTTTCATAACTATTCCTCCAATTTTTTAATATATAAAGTTATAATTAGAGAATGTATGTATTTGCTTTTTAACCTCAGTTGAAAGCAAATGAAAATACTTATTCTCAACCATATATATTAATCGTTGTTGCTTTTTTTCAATTTTAAATATAAAAACAGTATGATAGTCTGAATCTCCTTTATATCTATAATGACCTAAATATAGTTTATGTGCCTTAAAATAGTTACATAAATCTCTATATTCTAAGTATGACAGACCTGTATAATCTATATACAGGTCTTTTTTTATCCAATACTTATTTAGTTTATGCAGTATAATACTAACATAACTAGTATTAAAGAATAGGGCTACTATTGACGCTGTAATACACTTCTGATCCATCTCCTTCATAATATGAACGAGAGTAATCCCATAAATTGTTCTGCTTATGCCAGCAGATAGCACTGATAGTTTCTGATATTAATGAAAGTCTTTCTTCGATAGATTCAGGACTAAACTTTATTACTCTTACTCCATATCCATTATTACTTTGTATTGCAATAATATATGTTTCATAAGTATATTCTGCAATGTCAATATTTAACTCATATTTGAAATACCAATGTATAGCAAGCCAATAAAATGCTAATTGTCTTCTATAATCATATTCTTCAATAGAGTGCTCAAAATTACTAACATCTGCAGTAGTTTTTAAGTCTATTAGCATAATCTTCTTTTCAGTATGATCTATGCATAATCTATCTAATAAAGACTTACAAGGTAATTGATAGTTTTCGAAAAGTTTTGGGAATTCCCAATTTATGTGAAACTCATTATATTGTTCACAAGTTTCTTTTAGATTATATAATAGTTCATTTGCTTTCTTATGACTCTGTAAATTCTGTTTTATAGTTTTTAACATAGCTAAGTCTGCAAATGAAATAACTTTCATCTCTGTTTGTCTTTCAGTCTTAAGATACTCTATATAGTTTTCTAGCTTTTTAGTTAATTCTTTAGCTTCTAAGAGTACTTTGTCTTCACTCTTATTCTTTGTACTGTAAGCATCTGAATATGCCTTTATAAGGGCTAAATCAGTGTCTATTTCAACAGTATTAACTAGTTTGTCAGCAAATACTTGTTGCTGTTTACTACTTGGAGTTTCAAAGTCTAATATTCGATAATGTGACCAGAACTCATCTGGTTGAAGTATATACATATGTATCATAGTTCCCTTATCGAGATAACTTGCTTTAAGACCTTCAGCTGTTCCATCTAGCATATTCTTAAGATAACGCGGTCCTTTCTTAAGGAAATATCCTATATTACTATTAGATATTCTAGATGTATCTTCATAATAAGGTATGCTTAAATCCATAATTATCCTTCTGTGTCATTATCATTCTTTTCTTCTTTTTTATAAGCAGATCCAAGATTGATAATTACATCATATTCTTCCAAAATGTTTTTATTTTCCATAGCTTTTAATTTCTTTTATACATTCATCAGTTTCTTTATGATTATGAACTATATATAAATTGTATTTATCTTCTAGTCCATTATTCTTTAAGTAATACATGAACCATTTCCATTTATATGGAAATACGTCATTAGGTCTTCCTTTAGCTTCAATGATAAAATTACTTCCTACAAAATCAGGAGTATATGTCATACGTCTTAGTTTCTTATTCTTAAATTGAAAGGCTGGCATGAGCTCAAATGCTATGGGTTCATAATCAGCCTTCAATTTATTCTTCTTCAACTCAGTATATACATATCCTTCTAGTTTACTTCGGAATTGTATTCCATCAATTACTATCGGAGTTGCATTCTTTACTTTCTTGTTCTCTTTCTTTTTGCTTTTTCGCTTCTTTGATAACATTTACATATTCTTTAAATATTAAATGAAACGATGCAAAGTTAATTATGTTGCTTATAGTACAGCATAAAAAGCAGAAGCATAAGAATTGAACAAGATTAACTGTTATTTCAGTAGAATAGAAGTCTATCATTCTATTTTATAACTTGTTACAGTTGCATTACCTTTTTCTACTTTTTCAAGTAGTTCTTCTAAACTCTTTTTAAGTTCTTCATAATCTTTGATTTTAGCATCAAGATTATTTTCAGAAGAACTAGAGAAACTATTGATTTTGCAACCAAGTTTTTCGAATACTTTCAAACTAGTAATACCTACTAGAAAACCAAAGAATACTAGAAGAATTACAGAAAGAATAAACGGTATAGCTAATAACCATGCTATACCCTGACGAATTACATCAAATATTTTTGAGAAAAACTTTTTCATAATGTTTCTTTTAACCAATTTTTTACTATATCAAACCCGTTATTTTTTACAGCATCAGATATATCTTTACTTTTGAATTTCTTAAATGTATTTCCACGTAAAACCAGCATATGTTTTTTGTAGCCCTTTACAACAACGACTAATAGAACTTTTAGATAAACTATTTATTTCTGCAGCTTCTTTTAAAGAATTATATTTACACTTAAAATATCCATTTTTATATTTTGCAATTTCTTTTTTATGAAAATTTTTTAATTTACCATAATTCATGTTATACTTTTTAGTGCACCATTCTAGATTAGAAAAATTATTATTCTTCTTATTTTCATCTATATGATTAACTTGTGGTAAATTATTTGGATTATCTACAAACAATTCTGCTACTAATCTATGCATCAAAAATTGCTTAACTTTTCCATATTTAGATAAACATACTTTTAAATAACCATTTTGATTATCTTGTGGTTTTAAAAGATTGTTATTTTTTAAGTTTTTAATCCTTCCAAAATTACTAACTACATAGTCATAATTTTCTATCTTTTTCCAAATTTCTTTGTTTTCTGAATTCATTATCAATCCAATTTTTTATAGTTTCAAAATTATTAAGTTTAATAGCATCAGAAATATCTTTTGCTTTAAAACTTTTGTGGATTAATAACGGTTTTAGTCTATAAGTTGTTGTGATTTTACGTAAATTTTTGCATCCTGCTTTGTCTCGATCGTAGATAACAATTATATTTTTAAATCTACATTTAAGCACCTCTAATACTCTATCAGGTATAAATGTAGATTCTGATGAAGGAGAAATAGCATTATAACCCATTTCTCTTAAACACATAACATCCTTCATAGACTTAGTTACTATTAATAAGTCTCCAGATTCAGGCAATTGCTCATAACCTTGTATATCATATTCAGTAAGATTATTACGCCATTTAGTGTATTTATCACCATACGGCCTATATATCTTAAATCTGTCATATACTTTATATGCAAACATCGGATTATCTTCCTTATATATACCTTTTACTATACCGTTACAGAGATAATATTTAATACTACTAACATTATACTTTTTTAAAGTATCTGTTTTTATATTAAATTGCTTCCAGTATTCTATATCTGCTTCTGTAAAGTCTTGTCTAACTACTCCTATTATAGTTTCTTCAGACTTTTCTTGTTCCTTAGTACTCTTTAAAACAGTATTATTCTTTATGTTAAGATCTTTAACTATTTGATTTAATAAATCATTATAGTTAGTAATACCAGTGAATTCTTGTACAAATTTAATGACATCTCCACATAGACCATTTCCATGATCTTTGAATAATAATTTACCAGTCTTTTTACTTCGGAATATTCCAAATGAAGGATTCTTATCCTTTCTAAACGGACTATTGTAAATATAACCTATTTTAAATTGTCCTAAATAACGAGCATATATATCATATTCTGATACTCTTGACAAGATATAGTCAAGTGTAATTGCTTTTGTCTTATGTGCTCTTTTAGAATCATACATATGATATAAATTTAATTGTAGAAAGTGGAGGACTCGAACCTCCCCATTTAGATACACGCTAGTTAGCGAATCGTATCTGGACCATTCACACATCTTTCTACTATCTACCTCCACTCAACCGCCGACGACTCATTCTCATGAACCGTATTAGCCTGATTAGTAGTAGTTATGTGCTTACTTTCTTCCAGCCATTAGAATATATTATAGACTATATATTGTTAAATTAAAAAGAATCTGTTGTAACTAGGGGGGATTCGAACCCCCGTGCTAATATAATATTAGCGCCACACCTAAGTACCCTACACTCTTTTCAAGTTTGCCTTCCCCAGGCCAGTAGTTCGCCGGATTACTCTCTCGCAATACTTATTCTTCGTCCCCATGTTCATCTTCAAAGATTTTTTGGATCTCTTTAATCTTTCGATTAGCATCTGCTTCATCAAGACACTCACCTGAAGAAATAAAGATATGTTCCTTATTACTTTGTCTAGTCATACTTGGTACATGACCTAATCCCCAACCACATCTAAATTTTGCTGTCCAAAATTTAAACATATGATGTCTAAACATCCAAGGGGATACACAAGTAAGGATAGTAGGTAATAATAAAGGATCTTCAAATTTCTTAATAGTAACTTCTACTAATAGATAATCTAAAATTTCACTCTTGAAATAACCTAAACTGGCTACTTCTGCAAATGTTGTAATCTGAACTCTATAACCTTGAGATTCAAGATAATCTGCTAATTTTACTGCAGTATATGCCTTATATAGCATATCTTTATGACTTACAGCACAACATTCACATATACCTACATGAAGATTGATAAATCTTCCGTTTTTATTTCCTCCTTTCCTTACTCTTTTCTTCATAGATGGTAATCCTTCGATAAATCTATCATAATTCATATCATCACCATCCTGTTCATCATACTTGAACTCCGTTTTAGAACAACCTCCTAGTATTTCTTCAGTTAAAGAACCAAGTTTATCTAAGCCTTTATTGTAAAAATACTTAGATTTTTTAATTTCTTCTAGTGGTAGACCAACCCAACTTGGTTCGTTTTTTTCACTAATTTCTTTCCATTGACTAGGAGATCCAGTATCTTCTTGAATATCACATTCCGTGTAAAATTTTTCGAGATCATCAAACTCTACCTTTAATCTTTTTCCCATAATTTACGCTGCTACTTTAAAACTGTCATCACCATCTGTTAAAAACTTAAACTTACTAGCAGTAGTATTCTCTACTAACTGCTTATGAACCATTTCTTTTTCAGAATCAGTCCAGTTAGTTATTAACATGTCTTTCCAGTTTTTGAAATAAGCCTTCTTCATTACGTGTCCGGATTGTATCATACGCGTAGATGCAATACGACGTAAGTTGCACTCTTTAATGATCTCACGAAGTTTCCATACATAGTTTACTACATCAGTATCATACTGACTTTCATAAGCTACAGAATAGTTAACCTCTATAATGCCACCGATGAATCGGTCAATAGTAGATGCGTCTAACTGATTATTAGCCACATACTGTCGACTCGCACCATTACCAAACGTATTAGAAGTAGCAATGATGATACACTCGGGGTGACGACACACTAAACCAGTAGTAGTCTCAATCTCACCGTTGGCAAGAGCAGCATTTAATACCTGACCTACTGCAGGGTCTAAAGCAGTCATCTCATCAATTAAGATAATAGACGGCTTAGCATAATATTCAGCAAATTTAGTACTTTCACGATTAGGATATTTATATCCTACAAATTCTGTGGCAGAAGTACCAATACCACAGGATATACACAAATAAGGAACATCTAATTCCTTTGCAACATTACGAGCCATAGTAGATTTACCACAGCCAGCTGGACCTACCATCCAAACGTTGCGTATGCCAGCCTCAATTATTTTCTTGAGCTGAGCCTCAGGTTCAAGCTTAGACATATCTATCATCTTAGCTTCTTCTTCAGCCTTACATTTCTGTTCTTCAAGCTCTTTTTCAAGCTTTTTACGTGTTTCCATTAACTTCTTCTCAAAGTCTCCAGCTTTTTTAATACTGATACCTCCAGCAGAAGTTTTGAACTTTTCACCTTTACTATTTTCTACAGTAAAAGTAATGCCGAAACGTGTATCTTTCTCTACTACTTTCCAGTAGTCTATAGGTTTTGAACGTACTTTTTTCCCATCCTTCTTAATAGAAGTAATGATACTACCAAAGAATTCATCACCTACTTCCAAATCTCTTGATTTAGTTTTATCAGTAAGTTTTCGTTCAGTTTCTGGCTGGTTTTCTCCATTTTCTTCACTTTTCATTTGTGCAAGAGCTTTTGCAACAAGATCTTGAAAATCCTTGCTTGTCTGCTTAGATTTGAAATATTCTTCCAAGTATTCTTGTTTTACAGAGAAAGTTCCTGTATTTCCTCCAGATGTTTCATCTGCATGTCCGTTGCCAGGAACAAACTTACCATTCTTAAAACTATATTTTGATTCTTTTAACTTTGATTCTAACTCTTGAATATCTAGCATATTGATTTATTTTTAGAGGTTAATAAAAAAGAGGAGTAACTTTCGTTACCCCTCCCCCCAATTGCTATTGGTTGCCTTTTAGAAAGGCAAATCATCAACATTATTTGTAGCAGATGCTTCATTGTCTGCTACAGTATTTAAGGTACCATTTACTACTTGAAATGGATTAGCATTAGATGCTTCATTGTCTGCTACGATAGGCTTTTCGAAGTTATCGATTTTCAATGGAGAAATAACAGACTTATCTTCTTTTACTACACTCATTGGTTCAATGAATGTATAACGTGCATATTGAGGTAATGTAGTATAACCTTTATTGTTATATACTATTTTTACTCTCAACGGAGTCTGTTTTACTTTATCTGCAGTAAGTAGACTTTCTACCCATTTTGCAAATGCTTTAAAATCTCCATCTTCAAACTGCAATTCATCTGAAGTATAGAAACACAAAAGAATTTGTTCAATTCTTTTATACTGTCTGTCTAATTTATCTTCAAATTCTTCTTGAGTTAATTCTTTCTGTGGACTAGATTTTGAAGGTTCCCACTCAGTGTGAGTCATTGTTCTACCTTCTTTTTCAAACTTAAATTCAATGAAGTTATTTCCTTGAATAGAAGTTTCGCATCTAATTCCTACTAGATAGACATCATCATGAATACCTGCAGTTAAAAATGCTACATCCTTTTTTACAATCTGTTTTGCTCTGCTAGAACTGTACATATACGTATATTATTAATCATTGTTAGGCAAATATATTCTCTCCCAGTAGGTTGTTACCCTACCATCATTGTCACTTTCTGCGATAATGATTTTCTGTCCTCTAAGATGAGGCGCTCTCGCTTCTACTATATTGTTTTCTCCGCCTTGAAACGAAATTAAGGTCTGGTTCTTCTTTCTATAGACATATCCAATAGCATCTGCTTCTCCACAAATGATATCACTGAGCTTACCTGCTAAGTCTAATTGCATTTCAGATAGTTCTTCACCATCCTTATTAACTAGTTTATCCTTAGTATGACCTACTAGAATAAATTCTTCGCATAAGTCTCTAAACATATCAATAACTTTCCTTACTGCTTGTCTAATATAGAACCAGCCGCCTCCTTGAGGAAGTGTTCTTATATCACCTTTAAAACCTTTACCCATTGGAGTTTGGTTATAAAGAGTAAGAGCATAAGATAACGTAAGCTCTTCGAGCCTTGTTGCATTATCGATTGTTATATGTTTATAGAAATATCCACCACATTCCTTATTTTTCTGACGAATTGCAGATGCAATTTCGCCTAAGTCGCTTATATTACGAGCTTGAACACTGAGGGCTTCCAGAAACTCTGAACCACCCTCAAGATCAATAATAAGATTATCTTTCAAATCACTCGCTATAGTAGTTTTGCCTGACTTTGGTTTGCCAAATAATATAAGAAACCTTGGGTTTTTTACTTTGGCTTTAACTTTTTCAGTAGGTAATACTATCATAATAATGAAGTTATTAGCTTACTGGTTTGATACGATATGATAAGATTGGAAAAAATATGAAATAGTAAGTATATGTTATTTTAAAATTTTATTCGATCACAAAAATATTCAAAATAGTAATAGATACGCTTACAATCGTTAAAGCGCTTTCACGCGGAAGACGATTAAAATAATCTCGATTTGCATATGTAGGAATAACTACATCTCCGATCTGTGCAAAATCTCCAAAGAAATTCGCCGGAATGCCACCCACTAATGCATCATAACTACGGTCACCGTAATAATTACGATAAGCTTTCATCTTATTCATTGCTGCTGTCCATGCCTCATAAGCATCCAAATCTTTCTGGATCTTCTTATATTTGAAATTCGGATCAAACAACGGACTCTTCTTTTCTAGAGTAAAAGGAAGAGTAAAAATAGGAGTTTCATTACTATATGTAGACCGAAAGGGAGTATAACTATTGTTTGTTTTACTCCAATACGGAACAGAACATAATGCTTTGTCAAACAGACTCTGTGTATAAGAACTTACTCCATTAGAAGATGAATAACTTGTTGTATCATTAGAATTACCTAAGTTGAATATATAACTTTTCATATCAGTCTTAATTTTTTTGTTGAACTAATCAGTAGGATTAGATTCTGATTCTCTTTCTATTTCGATGATATTGTTGTGTGCTAGGTCGTTTTCGAAATCAAGAATTGCTAATTGACCTTCACGATTCTTTAGAATATGAAGGTATATCTTGTTTTGTACTGGGAGTCGATGAGGACCATATATTGTAAAGCCTAAAATCTCTGGACGGGCTATTACTATTACAACATCACTTCCTTGAAAGATAGAATCTGCGGAAGAAATGTCACTTCTCATAGGATAGTGACATGTTGGGTTATTTATGCGATCAGGAGATTCAATATTCCTGTTCATTTGTGAGAGCTGTATTATACTTGTACAACCTACCTTTTTTGCATTTATAAAACAGTTCTGCAAATCTCTAATAATGATTAAAGCACTTTCATCACTTTTACCTCTTACAAGTAAAGTATGATCTAATATTACTATTAGCCATTTATCTTTGGCAAGATTTTGTTGAAAATACTTTATTGTGCTTTCTATTTGCTCTACAGTAGCTGCAGTATCTACATAATAGATAGGATACTTCGAAAGTTCCTCTGCTTCCTGTGTTATACGTACAAATTCATCATCTTTTAAATCAGATTCTGCACTATATAACTCACCAGTTGTTCTACCTGTAGCATTGCTTATCTTTCGACCCACTTGTCTACTAGATATCATTTCAAATGAAAAAGACAATACTATAATATCTTTATTAGAGTTTAAACTAATTAAATCAGTTTCTAACATATTTGCAAATGAAGATTTACCAGATCCTGATGCACCTACTATGGTGTATACACAACCTTGTTCTATTCCTCCATTACAGACTCGATTAAACTTCTTCCATCTCGTTCTAAGAGGTTCAATCTCATGTTTTCTACGCATGTCTATATATTCCAGAGTTTCTACTGTTACCTCTGAAATATGCCTAAAAGGCAATGGCTTACATAAGTGTTGTTCCATAAGTATTCACTTTTTCAGATTCAACACTTTCTTTCATTTGCTCGTCGAGTGCTTCCCATTCACATTGGGTAAGCCATTTCCACATTGTTTTCATATAACCCATACGACCAGTCATAGCATATTCATTCAATTGAAATTTCAAGCATTCCATGAGATGTTGGTGTGCTGCTGTACTCTTTCCTACTATTGAATTATATCTTCTACGACAATTGTTCTTATTTGCTCTTAAAAAGCTTTTAGTACCATCTGGTCGAATGACAACTTGCGGATATGCTTCATAAAACTCATCAAACATAGTAACCTTTCTTTTGACAAGTTCCAAAAGTCCGTTACTAGGGCTATAAGTTACTGAGCCTAGCTCGGTTTCTTTTATTATGAAGTCTCGATCAATTAAATCTTGTATTTCTGCCTCGCTTACCAGACTGATGAGTAGCAAGACGTCATTGATATTTTTTTGATTTCCGTCTAATACAAGATTTAAAAATACTAACTGATTAATAGTTAACGGCTTGATTTTATCAAGCAATTCTGTATTTAGTTCTAATACCATATCTTCTCTCTTTCGTTAAAAGGAAGTCTATGATTTTAGATTCTGAAAGTCTTTGTTAATTTATGAGAAGTCCCATAGACTTAACTGTTGTGGTTTCAACTGATTAATAATCTTTGTTGCCTGTAGTATGTAGTAAGCATAATTAATATTATACTCTTCAATTGGTTTATCTGGAGTTAGTTTATTATGAATTGTTACTCCATAACCTTTAAGCATATTCTGATATTCTTTTATACCATTATTTTCTTTCCACTTCCATAAATATAAACCATCTGTACTAACATAAAATCTATTGATTCTTTGCTGTACTTTATTGTTATATTCTACAGTCCATTGTTTACCAGTTTTTTCAGCTTGTAAGAATTTACGTATATCTTTACAGTTGTTTATAGTATCTTTTACTGGAATTCCATCAGCAAAATATCTTATTACTGCTTCAGGTATAATTTTTGGATTAAGACCTTTTCCTAGTAATACATCTGTAATAAACATACCTTTTTTCTTAATAAGGTTATCGTCTTTAGTTTCTTTGTATCCTTCTTTAATTGCAATATAATCATTGATTGCAAATTGATACATAGCTTCAAAACGTTCTTCTTCAAGCTCAAGTTTTGTTAGTTGTTCCCAAGAAGTACAAACTTCTTTTACTTGTTTATACTTATCTTTCTTAAGTAAGACAAATAAACCATCAGTATTAGCCTGTACTATTCTACATCCTAATTCTGATAGAGATTCAGCTAACATAAGTAACAATAGTTGCCCGTTAATCCTAATTTGCATTACTGCAAATGGACTATAACAAAAATTATGTTCATTTTGTAAATTACCACTTAAACCATTTAACGCAAGTTTCAAAGTTTCATTTTTTACTTTGTTCCCGTTTCTTTTTGCTTCTAAACGTTCTTCTCTAATTTGAGAATAAACTTCAAGAAACTCTGGTCCTAAATGTTTAGGATAAAACTTGTATTGTATTAGCATACTTGGATATAGAGAAGCAACGTCTATATCTATAAGCATTTCATCTTCTTTTGGTATAATTATTTCAGGATCATTGACAGAGTGTATTCCACCAACTCCTACAGAGTAGCGTAAATTATTAAATATAAATTTATACTCATATCCTTTTCTACCTGGAGAAACTATTTGTTGTTTCATTTCTTCAAGCATTTTATTTAAAATAGGAGATTTATACTTAATAAACGGTAATATTACATCTTTCAATGGAATCATATTCATTGGAGAACGTAAATCACGTATTTGCCACCATGTTTGATGAGTCTTTTCAAGATATTTCTGGGTAATAATTTTCATGCCAATATTAACGCCATCTTTACTTAGGACTCTTACACCATATTCATCTTCAATTGCTATTCGTAAATCAACTTCTTTTTTGCATCTTTCTAATAATTCTGCAGTAGATTCAATATCATTTATATTATACTGAATCATTTCTTCAAATAGATCTTCTGGTAAAGGTTTACTCCAATCATATACAAATTCTTGTACATTTGGATATTGCATAGTTACTTGCATTTCCTTTAATCCTACTCTAAGTTGAGTAGAATAAAGCATAGTAAGAATATCAAATGATTCAAACCATTGTTGATATTTCCACTTCTTCCATTGATCTTCTTGACCATCCTTACTAGTTATTATTATCTTACTCATGTTATATAAGCTTTCACAAACTTTATCGTAAGATAATTTAGATAACCTGTAATAGTAATCTATCATATAGTTTACTATAGGATTATCAAAATGAATATTATTATATCCTGCAAATATTACTTTTGTATCAAATTGATAATCTGTGGTATAGGACTCATTCCATGAGCCTTCCCTGTTATCAAATTGTTGAAAGAAAGAAACTAATTCAGATAGTTGATTTTTACGTTTAGAAATTTCAAATTTGTGTATTTCATTTGTCTCAGTGTTCTTCACTGCACAATGAAATATGTTTTGAAATACCTCAATATCGTATACTAATACTGGTTTGTTTCTAATTTTCATAGCTGTGGTTATTATAGTGGATAACTGTTGAATCGAACAACCCTATATGTGCATCTACCGTACAAATTCAGTCATATAGTTCCATGTATAAGTTTATCAAGCTTATTAGTTATCCTTTGCCAAGAGGAATCGAACCTCTATGCTTCTGACCGTTGCGGGAGACAGATTCGAACTATCAACCTCCGGCTCGTGAAACCGACGCGCTGCCATTGCGCCATCCCGCTGTGTTGTGCGTTACAGACGCACCCCTGTACTTGCTTATGCAGCTGCAGCTGCCCTTTGAGCAGCTATGCGACTTGTCAAATAACCGTCAATATTGTAATATTTCGAGTTAATAGACTCAAGTATACAATGATTGCAAGTTTCTTCATTATATACATAAGTTCCTATATAGTTATCTCCAAATTGCTCAGCGTGTTTCTTGTGAAACTCGGCTAATCTTTTGTGCAATTTAGTGGAAGAACAGTTAATAACTATTGGCTCCGAGTCAAATTGCTGAGAGCGATCATCACTGAATCTTTCATACACTATATAGTACTTCTTCAAATCGGTAGCTCTTGTATTTTGTCCTTCTATAGGACGAGGAGCGACCTTCACTTTTTTACCGGCATACTTTGAACGTTTCTCCTCCTGCTTTGCTTTTCGCTTAGCTTCAGATTTGAGAAAATGTTTCAATGCAGCCTCAGCCTCTTTACTTACTTTAGCTGCATTGTTTTCTCTCTTTGCTTTACGATTTGCTCTGCGTTCTGCGAGCATTTTCTCTCGCTTATCGTGATTTTCAATCAATTTCTTAGCTTCCTGATATTGAGAATCCTCTTTACTTAAGCCTTTTTGCTTAGCAAACTGATTAAGTGCTAAGATTTTATCGTTGATAATCTTCTCAAAACGAACTTCTGCACTTTCGTGTTTCTTTACAAGCTCTCGTTCAGCATCTAAGTGATGCTTTTTGAACACTGCTAATCTTTTCTGATTAGATAACTTAGAAGCCTTTTTAACACTTCTTTCTTCGTCTCGAGTACGACGTATCATTTCTTTCAATGTAACGCCCTCTTCTTTAGCTTTTTTAGCTAGTTCTTCTCTTTTTTCTTGGTTGAATATAGTTTTCATGACTTTACTTTTAATTTTGATAATTTTGTAAAATGTTTATGTAACGGATTTGTGTGTGTAACAGGACTCGAACCTGTATATAGAGTCTCGTAAGAATCATTTCTTCCAGTTGAATTATACACACTACCTATTTTTTATGCTGCAGCTTTATCTTTGAAACTCATATCGATTACTTTAGCATTCTTACGCTGAGTATTCTTCAGCGAATGATTGTCATTATAATCTTTAAGCTCTTTATTAAGAGCATTAATACGAATATTTAAATTACCGCGCAGGTTTGAAATGAAACCTCGTGTTAATACTTCTGTTTTCTTCATCTTTTTCTTGCCATACTTTTTAACTATAGCAGGGTCTAGAGTAGGAACATAGCCTAAATGGCGATCTATTTCTTTCAATTCACTTAATTCAAGAATTGAAGGATAGATATTATCTTTAGGCAGATCATTTACATCATCTAAACCTAAGTTAATAGCCATAATCTGCAACTTTACTTCGATACGCTCTTTACACATATCTATAATGTTTTCAAGCTGCTTTTTCATGTCATAATTTCGCTTATAACCACGAAATACTACATTTTCTGACTTTATAATGTTCCAACCACGAGTTATTTCTGTAGAAAGATTATCACGTTTATCAATGATATTATTTGCTGATGCTGTTGTCATATTAATTTTGATTTTTTATGATTAATACTACGATTTCGCATCAACTCCCAGTGTGACTATGGGGCAATTCAATGCCCCATAACCTTAATTTCGACTTAGTACTTTAGAAAGTTTAACACTTAATTCATCAAAAGAATTATTATCTAATGAAGAATAAGTACTATCGATATCTTTAAATGCTTTGAATAGTTCTACTTTCACTTCATGTACATCAGTAAGACTAAACTTTTTATTTTCAGATACCATATAACATACATAACTGTTAAACAGCTCTTTAACCTGAGCTCCAGTCATTCCAGATGCAATAATTTCAATAGCTTCTTTAGCAGTATCTGTTGTTGCATCAAAGTTGTTTTCTTTCATAAATTCTCCAAAATACAGGTTGAATACGTCATATGCATACTTTCCTTGTAATGCATCTACGTAGAATATTTTATCAATTCGACCCGGACGCTTTGTAATACGTGCTTCAATTCGTTCTGGATGATTTGTTGTCATCATAACGATTGCACCATCTTCAATATTCGGTCGATCAATACCATCCAAAAAGTTTAGAATCTTAGAGTTTCCTCCAGAGAAACGTAAACTAGCTTCACAATCTTCAAAGATTACGATAGTTCGACGGTTTATTTCACCACAAGCGGCAATATGCGCTGCCATATCTTCAAATTCGGTTACAAATACAACCGGAATTTCATGAGAGTATTTCTTAGCTACATCATAACAAATAGAAGTCTTTCCTGTACCAGGTTCTCCACACAACAAGAATTTACGTAACGGTTTCTGATTGAATTTAGAGAACAAAGAAATATTATCAAAGAAGAACTCAGTATTCTTCATCAATTCTTCCTTACACTGATGTATAGCCGGATTGCTCTGAATATCTTTTACTTCTTCATATTCCATAAAAGAACCGAACATTGTTTTCTTTAACTGAGCCTTATACACACCATTCTTTGGTACGTTTGTTTCTTTTACAACGTCTACTTCTGCTGCATATTTAGCTACAGTATTATATATGTCTTCAGTAAAGACATATACTGAATAACAATTTTCTTCTACTTCACTTTCGTTAATAAGTTTCAATTGAAAGAAAGTTTTACCATCACAGTGAAAAGCTTTGATACCCTGACAACATGAAGATAAGTCTTTTTTGTCCATCTGAACTTTCTTATCTTCTCGTATAGCATCATAATCTTTAGTAATGTTATACCGTACTAATGGTATTTCTTTATCACCGTATGTGTCAATATAACCTATGCCTGATTGTGTAATAGCTTTAAAGATATCATCAATATCACTATACATAGTAACAATAATATCTTCCTGTTTTATACCTTCATTATTTTCGATAAGCAATTTTTTGGCATATTCTGCTAAGTTTTCGAAAGTTTTTACCATATAAATTTAATTTTTTAGTTAATAATTTATACGGAGAAACATTTTGATAATGCGTCCAATATATATAGAAACGAGAGGCTGTGTTCATCTCGATATGACATCTCCTTCTTATTCTCAGAGCTTTCCGTCACTTAGTATCCACTACAGATACCGTATCACAGCCATTATAAAGACTAACCTTCCTAAGTCTTTATATTATGTTTTTTATAATTAAATAACTTATTTATTATTGTTATTATACCTTCCTAGTTCAAAACAACTTAAAATAACCTATTTAACGAATACGTTGAAAAGTAATATCTTTTCTTAAGATCACAGGGCCATCTGCTGTTAAAAGCGCGACGCCATCAAGTTCGCGAATATTTTCAGTTTGAATAGCTTGTACTAATGTTTTTGAAGAAGGTGTACCACCCGCCTTCTGTATTTCTTTATAACCATACAAATAAGAGGTCAATAAGATATCTACCATCCTGTTCTTATCTTCCATTTTCAATGTAAAGTTAATGAAATCTTGATACATGCCATCTAAAGCAATATCATTACGATTTTTTCCACCTGCCATAAAATTGATAAGGTGAGTAACAAGTTCAATAAAACTTAATACTTTTTGACAGCCTATAAACCGGTTCCACCATCCTAAACCAGTTTCTCCTAAAGTAAGAGAGCCGTCGTCGCCTAAACTAAAAGTTTTTGGCTTTTTACCGTTATAAAGTAATGAATTACGTATATCCTCATCTGCAAGTATTCGCTCTAAATTTAGTTTCGAAGACTTGTTGAGTTCAGTCATGCTTAGTCTCCTAAGTTAATGGGTTTAAAATCTACAGACTGGCCAAGTGTAGCCATTTCTGCTCTACATGCATCCTGCATGATACGATTTGCATCATCCAGACAAGAAGCCTGCTTAGACAGGTACTCCATCATGTTACTGATCTCTTTCCGAGAGCGTTGGTTGAATGAACAAACCAATTCAGTACATGTCACATCATCGACAAAATATTTAGGCAGACCTACAGCATTACTTGAGATAGCTGTAATGATTTCCTGTACAGTCGGTTTCTTAATGATATCACTGATATCTTTAGCATCAGCTAATTCCAGCTGCAACTTCGGATCTTCATTGAACTGTACAATCTGTTTACCTTCTTCAAGGTCAACCAAATTAGCTTGTTTAATTCGTATGCGCCGGATACCGTATATATAAATTTCGTTAGCCAACCGCTGTTTACCATCTCTTTCTTTGTTAGAGTAATCTGGATCAACATTTTTCCGTTCGATCATAATAAGATTCATACCTAACAATGCACCAAGCTGTGATGCTACCTTTCTGTCATATTTAATTGTTGCCATTTCTTTTGATAAGTTTTAATTGTTAATAAAATTAATAAAATAAAAAATAATGCTCCTTCTATACTTGTTTCTGTACGATTTACCATCATCTTATATCAGGTAGGTTAAAACCACGGTCGTATGCAATTCAATGCAAAGCTCAGAAGTAAGCGTTAAACTTGCTATATTAAGATTGTTTTAATAATATCTATTGTTCTTGCTATTATGTCTACTGACTATATAGACTCCTTTTCGATCGAGACAGGATCTTAAGTTTACTAGATAACTATTATTAACTTCCTCTTCATTTTGGAACTATCTACCGCATTGTGACCAGGGCTAATGAGACCCATCGATGGGCATAGTACTGGTTTAATGTTGTATTCCATATTCTATAATCTCTATTATAGAAGATCCGTATAAATCACCTAGGTTTCCTGGTTTCTCAGGACTAACTAATAAAGAGAACGTAGTTTGCAACTCTTACTAATATAGTAGATATTAAGCAGATTGACCTACTTAAATCACGTTAGATCTTTACTAATGATTTTATACTGTCTATCGGGCAAGTAGTTATGTCCGGTCGTTTTATACAGAAACGTTACCAACTGCAAGGTTACAAACGGAATTTCCATCGTTGTATTTGTTGCTTTTAACAACTTATAGGTTTCATATAGTTATTCACTAATACCTACCTCTTACGCCATATAATACTTATTACTAAGTACAGGGATGCCAACGTAACCATGACTAGGATTTTGTTTATTTTACTTGGTTGAAGATTAAGGACTTTCACCTTTTCTCACTTACTCTTGCTTATGACAGGTCTATAAGTAATGTTTCCTTATTCAGTTCACTCTTAAAGGTCTATAAGCTTCAATGAGACGCTTTCTCTCGAACATATAATGTTGCGCATTATACTCTGATACTACTAAGCAATCGCATTCGCCAAGCTGTGGTCGCAGTCAGTTTCCCTAGCGAGGACTTCCACAGATTATATTTATTCGGCTTTTTGGCCTACGTAAGTTAGACATGTTAATTAACGCTTTTGTTTAAGAGTCTCGTTAACTCTCGGGTCAGTGATAAACCATGGTAAGTTCAGTAGCACTTATTGTTGGTAAGCCTTGAATTTAACCCATTGACTATTTCCTAGCCCCACTTTCGTTATATCTATCAAAGAAAGCTTAAACTAAATTTACTACACCTTTGTTTCTTTGGCGGTAGAATTCCATTTATTCGTACTCTTATATTTCGCTACAATATCTCAATAGTTTGTAGTAGTCTTTTCGGCGCTTTTACTTCCGTGTGTTTGTTTCCATGACTTATAGTGACATAACTCTTCAATACTAATGTATTGCAAACACAAAACTCGGTCACTTTTGTTTAATACCGTACTTTTCTTAATCCTCTGGAACGAATCTTAGAAGACATAGTAATCACTCCTATATAGACTTTAACCCAGCACCTGGAGTACCCCCTTACTAAAACTATTTAATCTAGGTTGCAAGGCTAGATGAACATTTTAATAAGCTCTCTCAAGCACAGGATTGGCTCCTGCTCCGGATAACCTGTCATTAATTTATAAAAGTCCGTTACCTCTTTTAGTTAATTAATGGGACATAGCCACTCAGCTTTCAGTTATCGTCTATTAATTTCTTGGTAGTTAAACACTCTTTTCAAACATACTTCCATGACTTAGCCAGATGTCATGTTGTCTAGATCCTTATTACTGTAATACAAAGCAGTAATAACTGTAGTATGGAACACTAGAGTAGCTATTTTTAACGATAGTTTGGACCCATCGAGAACGTTAGTCAGTTCTTTTTTATCAGCCTTATATTACTTTGGATATAATATAAGTTAAACCTTTTTCGTCCTTATTTGATGCCGTACATGATTGTACCTACGGATTCTTATGGAGATTTCAGTTGATGTTGCTAATATCTTCCTACTTAGGTTTACTCCATGCATTGTTTGTCTTCGTCTCTTCTTGAGCTAGATCGCGTCTTTTCTGTACTAATATATTCACCAATCGGTTCTCAATATATTGCAGGTAGGATTGCACGCTTGCCTACTATCTTACTACTTTTTCTAGAGTAAAAAGATAAAACTCTATAGTAAGTTATCATAGTACCTTTTGAATCACAGTGGTAGCTGTTATCATATTCTCCTATCCTGTATCTTTTGTCTATATTATACCATAAGTTGATCAGACTTATCGAAATAAAATATACGCTGTCTTATTGCTTTTAACGTGTACAGCTACAATACCACGGTATATCATCTTATTACAGGTATATACTCGTTTGACCTGACGCCATTCTTTTAGAGCGTATTGTTAACACCAGAGTAAGTAAAGAGTTCCTGCTGCTAATACTAACAGCATAAGATATATAAGATATCCTAATTTATCATTTTCACTCATTATCGTACTACTCTATTAGGAAATTCAATATCTGGTACCTGAAGACGACCTTTAGGTAAAGAGAACATGACCACTTTATCCAGATATTCTGTTATTGTATCTTTCTTTATAACTACTTTTGTTTTAGGTTTAACACTCGGAGCTGGATGATTAACTACAGTATTAATTGTAGCAATATCAGCATCACTTTCTATTCTCGCAGTGCCTTTATTTAAGTCAATCTGTAGGTCAATACGACCTACAGGATTAACAAATTTGGGCATAGTAAGCTCTGGAAGAGGTAACGGAACCTCTGAAGCCTCAACAGTCTGTGGACCGCTCAATTTGATGGTAGTTATGACAGCAATAAATGCAAACACTACACACCAAAGAAAATCAGACGTACGTCTCATCTTGATGGATGATTAGTTTATTTCTTGTTTTTGTCGTCCTTCTTTTCCTTTTTGTCAGCCGGCTTTTCTTCTTTCTTAGTTTCTTTCGGATCCAGTGTCTTATCGTCTTTAGGAGCAGTCTTTCCGGAAATTGCTTCTAAAGCTTTGTTGACACAATCAGTATAGTCAGCTGCACTGTACTGAGTAATGAAATCATCTGTTTTGTACAGATTTACGATTGTTGCTAAGAAATTAGTAACTTTCAGGTTGTAACCTTCTTCTGAGGGAACACCTACTTTGTCACTGTATGCGGACTGAATTCTACCCATGATTTCTTTATCTTCACTGGTAGATTTTGTTGGAATAAGAAGACAATCTTCTCGCTTTCCGTTGTTCAAACCTAACCAAGCAATATTCTGCTCAATAGGTTGATCCGGATTCATAGAGGCAGCTTTCGTCTTGACAATAATCCGAACAATTTCGGAAATGTCTTTATCTGTACACTGCGGGAAATTCCGTTTTAATGCCAGATGCGAAAGGATCGGATTTTTACGTGTTGCTGCAGCAGAATAAACCTGTCCACCTACTGCATTCAGTAATGTAGACTTACTGTCTCCTAACAACGTAAGCATTGTTTCGAAGATTGCTGAAAGAGACGCAGATTCCCACATCTTCTTTTCATCATCGTTAGCTGCGTTCAGCACTTTGTACATACGTATCTTTGACAGAGAAACCTGGAACCGATTATCTTTACTCAGTGTATCACTGAGGATGTAGGAAATTGCTTTCTTTACATCTTCATCAGATTTCCACAGCGATACATCCATTGCTGGTTTTGCATCTTTGTGTAATTTGATTTCCTTTTTGATAGTTTCTTCTGTCTCTTTTGATACTCCGTCAAACGGAATAATCATTTGTCCCGGATTCTTAGGATCGGGTACTGCACTTGCTTCAGGAAGTGCAATTCCAAAGTAACCCATAGCCCGTACATAAGATGGAAGAGCACCAACGGGGATAGAAAGACCGATTTTCTTGCCATTTACTGACATATTTACGCCAGCGAGTGCAATACAATAACAAGTCAATTCATCCAGCATTTCATTTGCAGCAATAACCGTTGGATTACGGGGATCTTTTGCTTCAAAACGCTTTGTTGCAACTGTTAACAATTCTACGGTATGATTAGCATCCAGAACGGTTTCTGGGGTAAGCGCCATAGCTGTTAATGTTTCTTGCAATTCAGCATTCTTGAATACTGTTGCTGATGCTTCGGCAGGGTTATGAACAGTAGGAGCTGGTGCAGGAGTTTCTTCCTGTACAGTTGCAGGTGATTCACCTGTAGCATCTTCTATCGGCTTTTCAGGTACTTTTTCTTCCTGAGCGGCAACTTTCTTTTCCTGTTCTTTTACTTTGTTTTCTACTGCTTTGCCTTTTACAGTATTATCTTTCTTTGTAGACTGAGCAGCGGCTTGTGCTCCTTTTTTATTGTCTTTGTTCTTGCTCATTTTGATAATGAATTTTTGTTTGTTAATGTGTTTAAATGTTAATTACTTGCTTTTCAGCTTTTTCTCTCTCTAATTTTTGTTCCTTGCTATCTATGAAGAATCAAAGATCGCATGTTCAGCTATCATTCCAGCTATTATTGGAATGACAAACATATTAGGTACTTGTGTCCATGTAAGGCAATCATCTTTTACAGAATCCTGACCTGTAGCACCTGATATGGAATCTTTGTCCATTGCTATCTGGTCAAAGAATACTACATGGGATGCTGTATCAGATTCTATTGCCTTACTAAGCGTTGTAGTAGCCTGTGCTGAAACTTTAGGTTTTGCACTGAATACATACAAAAACGCAACAGAGACACATACACTAACACTGAAACAGAACAACAGTCTAAGTATAAGCTCATTACTACGGTTGGCCTTCCCAATAATAATAGCTGCTACTAATACTGCAATTGCAATAATTACAATTTCTGCCATAGTTTGTGAATATTTGTTAGTTATTGATATTATTGTAGAATTCTCGCAATTTCTTCTTAGCTTTGTTCAGGTCACTTTTTATTGTTCCTATTGGTACGCTAAGCTCTTCTGCGAGTTGTTCGTAGGAAAGACCTTTAAAGTATCGTAATTCTAATATATTACGATATTTAAATCTTAATCTACGCAGAGCTACTTTCAATTGTTCAACATTTTCTCTTTTTATAATTTCCTCTTCAGGAGATAGATCATTGTTGTCTAATTGAATGTAATTATCCTCAGAATCTATGTAATGATTCTGCTTCTCGTTCTTCGTACTTCTTATGTAATCTATAGCACTGTTTACTGCTATTGTTTTTAACCACATTTCAAATGAAATAGGGTTTACATAAGAATTAATACGAGCAAATGCTTTTGTGAAGGTAACTGATAATAAATCATCTGCTACATCTCCATTCTTTACAATATCAAATATAATGTAACGAATAAGCTTATGATGCCGATCATAAAGCTTTGTAAAAGCATCCTGTTTACCAAGCTTAGCATGTTCAATAAGAAGATCTTCATCCTCTCTTTTCATAGCTTGCTATTTGGTTAGTGAATATGTGGGGAGTCGAACCCCACATATCCTTAGAATGGACATACTCTAGTTGCTGTTAACTCAAATGGTAATCCAAGTACTTTGATAACAAAGTAATCTTCAAATACTGGTTTGCGAACAGCATATTGCAAATGTATATTGTCAAATATTTCATCTGCATATATCCTAGGTAAGTTCAAATTGTTCAATTTTGAAACTATTATTCTCATGAGTACATCATCTGTAGCTCGCTTATTTTTAAGCATTGCATAATTACTGAATAGTTTCCATTGGCAATACTTTAATAAAGCTCTTACTTTTAGACGGTCTTTTAACCATAAAAGTAAGTCTTCATCTTTGTACTCCTTTGGAAATACTCCGTCAGGTCCATATACTCTAGATACAATAGATCCAAAAATGTTCCAATCCTCTACCAAATCTTTTGGTAGGTATGGATGACATAGTCTCATTTTCAGATAATTATTTAGATCAGCAACATTTAGATCTATCTTAAGAGATTCCTTTTGTCGTTCCATAGTTGTTCTATTAATATTTCACAAAGAGGATAAGTTAAATCCGATCTTTCAAGCATAAGTTTAGACACGAGTTCAGATTTCTCAAGTGTATTTGCATAGGATAACCATCTACGATATTCCTTTTGCGAATACTTGATCATTGCTTTGTCATTCTTCACTTCATATGTTTGAAACTCTGTTACTAAATCAATAGGACGGTAATTGAATTCTGAAGGATTCTCAGATATTTCTTTCATTACTTCACTATTATCTTCACATGTTACACTGCCATCATCGATGAATGCAGATAAGTTGAACACTCTGGAGATTTGTAACATTGGTGCGCTTCCAACTATTACTACAATGTATTCTTGTCCTTTTACGGTAACTATGTAAGTACCATTGCTTGTTAACTGATTCATTTTTCCTTCCGCATAAATTCGTTATACACTCCTGCTATTTCCATAGCTTCTGTCATATCTCTATTAAAGGCTTCAGATATTATCTGTGACATTTCTAAAATGTCTTTTGCATCTTTCAAGAGATCAGTAAATTTCTTTCTCTCTTGAGGACTGTCGAAATAGATTCTTTTTCCTACTTTCATACAACTTCAGGTATTAATACTTCTACTTCCTTCCACACGCAGCCTACCATAAGTACAACATTCCATTGTGAAGGCAGATTGTACGTTCTAGTAGTTGTCTTACACGTTTTACGACGTTTATTGTGATAATAGTCCCACCAACTTCTATCTAATATTTGGACATTTCCAAACGTGTTGAAGGACTTATTTACTATAGCATTTTTGCATAACAATACAATTGGTTTTCCGCTAGATATTCTAACTGAATCCAAATGACTGTTAACAGTTTGTGCACCTTTCTCAATGAGAAATTTGTACATTCCTACTATATTTTCACGCACACCAGCACAGATAAATTCTGTTTCAAACTGTGATAAGTTAAATGAATCATACTTCATTTGTGTTGCCGTTTTCTTCATCTTCTGCATACGTGTTAATACAACCATGATTCTCTAACATACTAGCTTCAGAACTAATGTCCATCCACCAATCTATTCCTTGAGGTTCGCTATCAAAAGATGCTGCACATATCAATTCATTTTCATGTAAATGATAGTACAATTCACTGCCTTTTAAGCGATGTTCTAGACAATACCTAGCTACAGCTTCAATAAGCTGTTCTAGTACATTGTGATTCAGTGCAGCCCGTTTCCAAGATTCGGGCATGTTCTCCATTACATACAATCGATAATGTTCGATTGTTAGTGTTAAACCATCCTTATTCATTTTTGATAAATTTTTAAAAATGTTGCTATCTAGGTGGGAATCGAACCCACCTTTCCACTCGATTACTCTACTAGATAGTCCTCACTTTCGTAGTTAGCACGTGACTTTACGCAACTGCTAGTTGAGTATAGTCTGTGACAAAAATATTGCCATTTAAACACACATGAACCTATCTTATTAATGAATTTTGCTAGTCAAATCCAAGCAGCCCCTTTTAACCGTTCTAAAATTTAAAAACTTGGCGCACGGTTAACACGATCAAAAATCCTAGTTTTACTTTGCCCTTTGTAGCTCTTATGAGCGTGGAGCTGGAGGGAGTCGAACCCTCGTCCTAACAATGATTAATAAGCCTAGTAAGACACAATACAGTTCTTATATTGTGAATAAAATCACTTAAAAATGAAAAAATGATAGTAAGTGTAGGCTAATTTCTCAGCCTACACCTTTTTGATTACTTATAATAATCTATTATTAAAAGTATTTATTAGTAATACACTTCGTACTTAAACAATAAACCTGCATTAAAATATAAGATACTATAACAATAGGTGGCATAAAGCACTTATTACTTTCGTCTTAGACCTTGATAGTTGGATATATGGAATTAAACCTGCCTCTAAGGGTCTGTATATCCTTGACTGTGATGTCTACAATAGTTCCTACTACTGCCTTATAGGTCTTGAGTAAGCATGTTCATTCATGCTCATTTCACTACTAAACTTCGTTTTTATTCCTCTTGCTTCTAGAGACTGAGGATGGAATGTAAAAGATAGTTATTTAAAACTGTTCTTTTTCTACTCCCCAAGAAACATCTGGCGACATTTTGTTCAGCTGTCGAAGATATTCATTGTACTTGCCACGTACTTCAGATATCTTCTTAATATTTTCATCATTAATTTCAACTTCTTTCTTACGCCACTGTTCTGGTGTGATCCCTCCTTCTTCGAGTCGTTTACGGTTTTCACCGGTAGCTTCGATAGTTTCTTTTTCAACTTCTTCGATTGCACGAGCACGACGGAGAGCCAATTTACGATAACTGATAGAATATTCGGAATCAACAAGTGCTGTTATTACTTCTCTTTTCAGAGATTCTTCCTTGTTCTTCAGAATTTCCTGATTTGCAGATTCAACAAGTGATTTACTTACTGTTCTGCCTTCTTCAATCTGTGATAGAATGTCTTTCGATTCCATTTTGATAATGTTTTAAATGTTAATACTATTATGATAAATGTTAATACTATTATAATAAATGTCTGTTATGAGTGATCTAGAAATACAATATTTTGATAAACCAAATCCATATAATGGATAAGGATTACAAAGTATTTCATCAATACGGTCTTTAACGGAGTCTTTGTCACGATGATCACATGCTATTGCGTATTTTGTTAACCTAGACGTATATTTACCGTATATATGATTTATTTCTAGATAATTCTTTAATGGTGGATCTTTATTAATAAGCTCCTTTACTAATTGTTTAACTTCACTTTTTTCCATTATTAATGTTAAATTTTGAAATGTTTTGCTAATAAAAGTATGTCTCTCTTATTCCTATTTCTTATTCGAGAGCATCTCCTTCCCTTCTTTTAATTAATATATTCCTGTGAATATATCATTTGCACATAAAATGTACACACTACTCGTAGTATATGACTTCATATACCTTTTACTGAGGTTAGGGCGTTAGATGTATTACTAACATACTTGGGGTTGACCACCTTTTACTCATAATTTAATTATTAAGAGTTATAAACAAGAATATTAGACTGGCGGACTAATATTCCTTCATTCGTTCACTTCTTGACTCTCTTTTATAAGGAGTCATCTTAGGCTTACGCGCAGGGTTTCCCCTGCGTGTAGTCTTAAGTTCTCTGCTATCTTTACGTGTTTTGCTCATAATTATCTATTGTTAGATAAGATGTCTCTACACTGATGTACAAGAAATATTAATTTCTTGCGAGATAAATAGTCCCAATCGGAACTGTGCTCTTTAACATTTGCAAACATCGTCACGACTTCGTGATTAATTAAATCACGTGGTCCATAGTATTCACATACAAATGATGTAGCAAACTTTAGCGGATCTGATGTTTTATCACCAAATGCGCTCAGAAGGTTCTCAGTTACAGTAACTAGCTTTTCATTTGGCATTTCTGCCAGATTTAAGCCAAACAAATCATTTTGATTCAAGATTGCAACATAACCGCTTCTTAAATCATTTAAAGTAATGGTTTCTTCTTGTAGTTTCGCCAATACTGAATCAAAGATTTGTTTTACTTCTGGTACTGTAACATTAGCCGGTAATAATACCAATGCTAGTCCATTTACTTTTGCATTCATTTTGATAATGTTTAAAAGTTTGATGACGCCAGAATATCTACAACTATTCTGGATAAGGCTTCGGTCGCCTGATCTATTCGTTTATCTTACGTTGTAGCGTAAGTGCAACTCCCTTGAGAGAAAACAATTACTCTTTCTCAATGAGCGAGGAGATCTAATGAAAAGAGTAATTATAGCGTTAATTACATGTTTAAAGATACAGCAGAAATGTATTGCTAGTACAATTCTTATTATCTACCTGATTTTTACGTCCGCACGATCATAAAACTCATGCCACTAGCACATCTAAAAGGCGGTGTATAAAACATTTTGATAATGTATGTGCTAACACCATCAAGCCGAATTACATTTACCACTCAGACGCATGAGATTATTTACGCCCCACAGGTTTGTCATTTACTGATGACCACGTCTACATTCACATGCAAACGTGGTTTTGAATTGTTATTTAGAAGAAAAAGTTTTATGACAACCTAGACTGGGTATAATAATACCCACCATCTATATCATAAAAGTAGTTTGAAATTGGTTTCGTATGTGATACTTGTGTAGTATCCTTTGGCACAGCTGGAATAGGAGCAGGTTTTTCAACAGGCGCTGGCTCTAATTCTGTCTTTATTTCAACATTCTTAAGCCTTTTACCATCAATACCTGGATCCTTTAATCCACTTTCTTGTAATTGTTTTGCAATTTGTAAGGATACATAATACTCGCTGTTACGCTCATATTCCTTGACATAATCGGATACATTACATTGTGTACCAAGTTTTTCATACAATGCTTGTACGATGGAAGCTGGCAGATTGATATACACTGCATATTCGCGTGCACTCTCTTTCTGTTCATTCCATTCATACATAGCTTCTTCAATTGTTGGAGTCTTTTCATACTCCACATAGCTGTTATCCAAGAGTTTATTCTCGGTAAACTGATTATAAGCTAAAAAGCTTAATAATCCTACTGTTACTAATAGCAACAGGATTAATACTGTTTTAAATCCAGTACCTACACCATTGTTTGAATTTTCCATTTTTTGATAAATGTTTAATTGTGAATAAAAATTAGGATTCTATACTTCGGAAAATTAGTAGATTAGTTTTACTTTCCCATAGCTTCTTGTTTCTATATGGATAGCCTAATCTTTGAGGTTCAAATTCAGTTAAATTAACTTGAACTTTAAAACCTTCTAACTCTTCAATTAATGTCTCATGCATGTTTAACCTGTGTAGTTTAACATGAAGAGCATACAGATTAAGATCTTTATTAGATCCTTGGATCAGTACATCATGTTTCTGTGTGGTATATGCTAATTTTATAGCATCATACTTAGTTAGTTTGAGATATCTTTCAAATATTCTAGCCAAACCAAATACTTGTAACCACTTTGTTCCTTTTTTAATTGTTACTCTTATCATATAATTTTATTTAGGATATCTAAAGTAAGATACAACAAAGATTCGAACTTTGTATTTTATACACACACTGTAGTGTTCGGTACTAACATAAATCCATTCTGGAGAGTATTCCCAAAGAGTAATTAGCGCGTATAAAGTTTTACCTATGCTATTGCTTAAACTATGTATCTCATTATAGAATAAGTAAGAAATTGCCTATTATAGCACGATAAATTTCTTCGCACGTATATTTCTCAAATATTCTATCTATTATATAATCAGAATAATAATGTTTAACCTGCTCTTCTATTAATACTGCAGGTCTAGGATAAATTAAACAAGGTGGATGACCCTTTTCATGTAGACCGTATACGAAGTTTCTACTTCTATCCACATCAAGTACAAATACTTCTGTACCTCTAAATTCAGGGAACCATTCTACAAATACTGGTCCATAAGATGATATAAATTCTGGATCCTTCAAATAAAAGAATTTACGATCTTTTGGACTTAATTCATATGGATGATAACCTTTGTGTTTAAGAAAATGCGCAAAATTCTTATCCATAATATTATTACAGTTAGTAAAGTCCGCGAAGTAGGATTCGAACCTACAAGATAGATGCATCATATCTTATATAATATTAAACTCCTATTAACATTATATAGTGTGTACCAAATGTATTCTTTCACTATTCGCGGATGTTGTAGTTATGAATAAATTATCTGTTTTCTCAACTTATCTAGTTGATATATAAGATAATTTATGTATTCTAAAGAGTTTACTCTTTTATCAGCAATATCTTCCAGTTCTACATCATTACGCATGTATTTGCTAACTTTACTAGAACTAATTACTTTTTCATATTCATATTTAATACAAACACAAAATAAGTCTGAATTTTCTTTATCAATGATAAAAGAATTAATCCGTGATATTATTAATGCAGAATGTGCTGCATCTTTAATATTTAGGACTTCTGATTTTAGCCTAAACAGAGATATTATAGTGTTATCTACTGTTTGTAGTTTTCTTGCTCTAGTTTTCTCTACCTTACATTTATGTACAAGTAAAGATATTACTAGAGTAATGCTTGCAACAATTATCATTCCTGTTACTTCCATGATTCAGCCATTTTAGTGATTTCACCTTTTAAATCAAGGTATAATCCTTTATACTTACAGAGTTCTTGATATTCTTCTTTTGTTAAAAGAATACAATCGGAATGATAATATACAGCTTGTTTAGCCTTTTCAAAAGGACTAGGATTTTTTGTTGCTTCTACTTGTTTCATTTTAATTGATTTAAAATTATGTTTTTGTTGTTTGATTCAAATAAAAAATCTTAAGTAATACTAAGATATGCGATCAGGCTACTGTTCTTACTTAAGATTAGTTTCTCATAGTCCATTCACATGTTATCTGAGAATGTGTCCTTTAGATTTACATACTTGTTATATCATGAGTTTTTACAAGAGTTCTTTTTAAATAACTATTTGCTTCGACTGTTGTAGACATTCGTTCAGCCCAACATATTAAGTCTACTAGACTCTAGAACCTGATAATGCTGCGGCAGTAAATATGCGGCAGTCTTATTTATCTACGATGAGGTTGTTATTTACTCTAGAGAAGTTTATTTTTATGAAAGTTGCATATCACTTCATATGCTGGATATATACATATCAGTTTACTTAGACTTGTATTTCTTAAACTCATTGATTGCATTTTCTCTTTTAGGAAATGTAGTGATTATTACTTTACCACTCATTTCTTTGATTATAGACCATTCAAATGCATGTGTACCAACTAATGATATAGTAGTATTGTTACATTTGATTGTTACACGTACTGTACTATTACAATTCTGTTTATGGAATTTATATTTCCTCTTTCTTTTTTCCTTAAAAGCTTTAGCTACTTCTTCTGGAATATCCATATGTAATAGTTCACCTAATTTACTTGCTCTTTCTTTCTCTTTCATATTGATTATGTTTTAAGAATTTTATACCTTTATTGTGACATATTTGCTTTTATTTCATCATACTTAGTAAAAGCATCACCAATGTATTTAAACGGATATTGTTTATCGTTTAAGAGATCTACAACATAATAAGTTGTTTGCACATCCATAATGGATGAAATAGTAATATGCATCTGTAATAAAATAGTCTGCATATCCTCTACTCTTGTGTTAGCCCGGATAAGTAATATTTTATCATATATTACTGCAGGCTGTTCTACTACTTTTATCATATTATTAAATTTTTAATTGCATTTTACACCTAAAACTTAGAATCTTACATGCAACTGTAATCTATTACATCCGTTTGACAAGAACGGATAACTAAGAAACTGGTGCCCTCAATGTCTTGGGAAGTTATTGAGTTTTTTAGGATTCGAACCTCGTTAACTGTATTTACTACTATAGATTCAATTATCCTACAGTTAACTCCAATATTCTTCTATCATACAAATAGTTGATAATATTAAAGCAATTATAGAAAGAACCACTGCTAACAAGTTAATAATAAATGGGACTCGATTTTCTTCCCACGCATCTTTTAAATTCTTTTTAAATTGACTCATATTAAAAACTATTTTAATGATTAATATTTTATGCGTACCATTTTTTAATATTATTAAAATATTCTTCTACTTCAGGATATCCTAATTCTTTAATAATTTCAACTAAGATATTATCTGCTCTACTATGATCGCATTCTTCATCCATGTTACACCGACGTAGATGATTATCAGATATTTCTTTTAACTCTGATATTAAATTGTTTATTTTTTCTTTATTCATAATACACAAATTTGTTCTCTATACTGGACTTGAACCAGTGACCTTATGACCCAAATCATACGCTCTACTCAACTGAGCTAATAGAGAATCACATACTTATTGTCACCTTAGTATGATAGGCAGCGAACTACACACTATACTCGCAATGTGTAGCTGACCTCCCTTACTTGTAAGCGTTATATAATGCACATGCAATTATTATATTCAATATTATGAACAAACCTGCTGCACCAGTGGGCAACAAATGTGCAAATATTGAAATATAAATAAACACTGCGATTATATAGAACACTTTGCCTGTAAGCCTTACTCGAGGCTTTTTAGGTTGTTCCTCCATATAAAAAATGTTTAAAAGTTAATAAATAACCTAGGCCTACATTCACAATATGCAGGTTATAGGGAGTTTTCTTAAATAGTGAGTAGGACAATCTTTCGACTATCCTACCCTGTGATTATTAACGACGACCTGGTACTGTAATACCTGGTCTAGCCTGAGCCTTGTTAGTTGCTTCAGGCTGTTTATCTTCAGCTACTGTTGGATCTGCAGTGGTTGCTCCTGCAAATGGATCTGCAGTAGTTGCTGGATCTGTAGCCGGATCTGCACCATAATATGATACTGGTATAATAGTACCATTAGCAATACCTCTGTTCCACTGAGATTCTAATAGTTTCTCAGCATCTTCACCTCTTGCTGGTGTACCATCAGGCATAGTTCGTATAACGACTTTTATGTCATTAAATACGATAAGCGTAGGATTATTTGGATCTTCTCTGTTAGGACGAGATACAAATTCTCCTTGTGAATAACCTGGTCCGTCTGTAGCCCATACTCTATAGAATGGTTCAGGTGTTTTTATACGCTTTTCCTCTAAGTATATAAACTTAGGAAAGTTTGCCTCTAATGTTGTTTGCATAGCTTCTGTTACAAACATAACATAATTAAATGAGGCAGCCCATTCATCATTTACGGGCTTTACTTCTAGTTTACAGTAGATATTACCGTTTTCAGAAGTGTTAAATTCGTGTGCAATAACTTGACATTTCATAATGCTTGATAATTTAGTTGTTTAATTGTTTAATTGATCAGAATGAGGATGTGCTATATATTATATATGAGCGGAAATGTAGAAATATAAAGGAGGCTTTGAAACAGGCCAGAAGAGCATCTACTAAAAGCAGAAACATAAGAAAAACCGTCTATCCATCACACTCTCAACCATAGCATATCCTTCATTCATCACAATATTCTAAAAGGGTAATTTGACTTGGTGCATGATTAGTAAGAAAATAGGCATAAAGCCTATTTCTTATTTCTGAAATGGTTCACGATCATTAACAACATCAGCACAAGATAGATCAATCAGGACTTTATACTCACAATTGTTCTTTCTACTTAAAATAGCTGCTAATTCAACAGCATCTTTCTGAGACTGTTCATCACATTTTTCAAATACTTCCACTACTAATGGCATTGCGTGTTTATAACATCTAATTACTGCTAACATGATATAACAATTTTATAATTATGATCAGAATATTCCTCACAATCAGCTAAAAGGGAAATAAACTTGGTGCATAGTAGTAAAAAGGAAAGGGCCGAAGCCCTTGTCCTTACTCTGGTAGATCACCTATAGCACCCTCAAATGCATCAGCCTCTACAGCAACCACTTTGCCATCGTTTAACAACTGATTGCGAAGCTTGTTAGCCATTTTGACGGCATCATCTACATCTTCACCTTTGTGTTGCCTAACAACTACAGTAAGTGAATCGAAGACTTTGTCATTGATAGTGCCGTCATCATCAACACGTTGAAATGGTTCTACCTTTACACTAACCTTGTGCAACTCTATCGTAGCAGGTTTGTTAGCTGTCAGTCTCCCAGCTAATGCTTCACTACACCACATACGATACTTGAGCTCTTCAGCCCATGCATCATCAGCAGGTTGAGCCACGATGTTAACATACCAATTCTCATTGGAAGCTTGTTTAGCTTCCAGAGTAATTACATTACACAACATAATCTTTAAATTTTAACGTTAATAATCACAATAACTGACAAAGGAAATTGATTTGGTGCATAATGTAGTACCGGGGGTATTTCCTTCTTGCTGCATGGGGAGGGGGATGTTTATATATATATTTCCCCTCTCAATAATTCCCCATGAAAATTTATTTTATAAAAAATTTTTGTAGAACATTACGGTATTACATACGTTAGTACTAGATATATCATAATGTAAAGATTTAAAAAGTTAAATAATGTTAATCAATAATAAAAATAATCAATATGTTTAGAAAATACTTATATGAGGTTATAGGAGATGACCGCATCAAAGAGACAGAAATGCATCGTGAATACGAATGTTATAAGAAAGAATCAGACCACATCTCCAAAGCAGCTTTTTGTGCTGGGTTTGATGCAGCATTAGCCTGGATAGAAGAGATTATTATGAAACGTACGACAGAACAGAAAATTGAAGCTGAATACAGGCGATAATTAAGGGGCACTTCGGTGCCCTTTTATTTATAATTAATAGAATTATTATGAGTATAGAAGAAATAACAGAGCACGTAAAATCTAAAAAATGTATATATGGGCGTTCAAAATGGTGGAAAGATTTATTAGAAGAGAATAGAATCACAAGTAAACCAAATACAGACGATACTGTATATTACTATAGATATAACAATGTATATTATTGGAGCTGGCATTAAACTAATAACAAATTATGAAATGTTTATTAACAAAGGCAAGTGACAGCCTGTATGGGAAAGAAAATAAGGTAATAGAAATAAATTCTATGGAAGAACTAAAAACTATAGCTTGTGAAAGTGCTAATGGAGTAATAGTAGATCTACCATATGATAAGTTACATATAGAGAATGGCATAGAATTAGTAGTAATGATCTATGATGATTATGTAGAATAGTTAAAAATATATAAATTATGTTAAAATGAGTACAGCTAAATGGTTAGAAGATCATGGATTTATATGTATAAAAGAATATGATACGTATAAAATCTATCAAAAAGTAGATGAAACTATTATATTAGAAATAGATTTAGAAGGAGAAAATATTAAAAGTGTTGAATTATTCTGTAATACTAAAGATAATTTATACGATAGTATGACTTTAGTATAGTTAAATAATCTTAAATAATGTTAAAAATATGGATACTATTGAAGACAAAGCATATGAGTACTATAGGGAAAACGGAGATCTACCAGAGGAGTTAGAATCGCTATTAAGCACTGTTCAAGCCCGTTTTTGTAATGAAATATGGGTAGAATTAGAGAGAAAAACTCTACAAGATTTATCAGAAGAATAGAACAAATATCAAACTATATACGTTACTACTATCCAAAGTAGGAGTAATAGTAGTATATGCAGTTAATATGCAGATAGAACTTAATAAGTTATCCTTACTCTAGATAATTACTATTAATATACTATATACTATTATATATGGATGATGAATTTTACTTTTATAATGATTTTGAATTACCAGTAGATTACGATAATGGTGAATTTAATTACGAAGATTAACAATGGGAGAACCAGAAGCACATCAAGCTCTAAGAGAAGGGTTTATTATAGTAAATGATGAAGTATACACAATAGAGAAACATCCTAAAGGATGGTGTGATGGATGTTGTTTCTATCAAAATCTGGACTGCCCAGATTTAGCTAGAAAAACATGCTGCACAGGTGGAGTAATATTTCATAAACAATAGAACATTTAAGAATAAGTAACGTTATAGCTAGAAATAAAAAGTAATTATGGCAGAGGATAAAGATAAAATCTTGTTGAAACAAGTAGTAGAAAAAGTCGAGTATACGTTTACTCGAGATATTTTAGTAAAACCACTACCTGAAGAATTTGTAGAGAAAGAAATATCAGAACCAGTTGCGACTGGTAAGAAAGATAAAGATGGTATTGATCAGTATGAAACTAAAAGTGAAGTAAAGAAAGTACCTGCAAACTTTAAGAAAGGTGTAGTTCTAGCTATTCCTACTGGTTATGAATGGCAAGATAAAGATAATCATCCAGAAGTAGGAGATTTGGTAGCTTACCCTGGTAAAGGGGCAGTTTCATTTGACTTGTTTAAGGATAGCCAACTAGTTAACCCATATAATGTAGTAGCTTTTATCAAGCGAGGTGCCTAGTATTTAGTTGGATTTTTAATATAAATTATTAAGCCTATACTCAAAAAAGAAGTATAGGCTTTTTTATTGCATAAAATATACAACAAAATTAATACTATTACGTTATATAGTCATGGTGTTAGGAAATAGTAATATGGTAGATACTATGATTAAGAATCTAGGTCTATCAGAATGGATAGAAAAACTACCTAATGATCAATATAGAATGAGTATTCCTAAAGATATGAATAATCCAAGTAAGGATAATGCATACAAATTAGACTTAACCACTATGCAGTTAATGCAAGCTTATTCATTTATGAACCAAGCAAAGCAATATACTACTAATAATGGTGCTAGTACAGTTAAAGAAGGAGATGCTGATTTTGATATTAATAAGTGGGTAGAATTGATGGTTAAACAAATAAACAAGTAAAGAAATGAGAACAGAATATAAAGTAATTAAACCGTTTGGTTGTGCTAAAGTAGGTGATATCTTTAGATTGGATGTAGATTCATTTGATGGAAATGAAGAATATGCTGAATACGAAATGGAAGATACTAAGACTACGAAGAAAGGCACAAATTCACGTTATATGTCTATCAATATGAACTATATTGATTCTTTAGTAAAAGGTGGTAACTTGCAACCTTGGGGTGCAGAAATAACTATTGAGGATTCAGAAGATGAAGAAAACATTCCATCTACAGCAGAATTGAAGTTGATTGCACTTGAAGCATTTTTGGATGATTGTACTAAGAAGTATGAAGATAATATTGCTAAGATTCAATCTGATTATGAAGAAGGTAAAGTTCAGACTTGTGTAAAAGTAGAATGTGAAACAGTTAATTGTAATCTGTTGAAGTTTATTAAAGCTGTAAAGCAAATCTTAGATGTAGATAAAGATAAAAGTAATGAATAAATTAGTAAAGTCTGTTGATCGAGATGATCTCATCACAGAGTTTCTAATGTCACTTAATGGTATTCTTCGGCTAACAGATAGAGAACTAGAATTAATGGCCGAATTTATAAGACTAGATATTAACTATGTAAAAGGACCAAATGAGAATAAGAATATTGCTAATAGATTAAATAGAAAGCATATAATTTCAACATTAGGTATTACTAAAGATAACTTAAGTAGATATATAAAGTCTTTTAAAGAAAAAGGAATTTTAGTTTCTGGACCAGCCGAAGATGAATTAAGTGTTAATAAAGCTTTGATACCAGAGATCATTGGTGATAGAGTACAAATAACGATTGTGATTAGGTTAAAATGTTAAAAGAAATTTGGAAAGAAATAGAAGATTGCACTGAATATGAAGTTTCAAATTTTGGAAGAGTAAGATCTGTTGAAAGAACGGTATTAGATTCTTTAGGAAGAAAAAGAATAATAAAATCAACTATTTTGAAACCCTTCATATCTAAGGGATATGCAATAGTAACTCTGAGTAAAAATAATACTAAAAAGCATTATCCAATACATAGATTAGTAGCAACTGCATTTCTTCCAAATAAAGAAAATTTTCCAATAATTAACCACAAAGATGAAAATAAACAAAATAATCAAGTAGAAAATCTAGAATGGTGTACTATTAAATATAATATGAACTATGGTGAATGCAGAAACAAAACTATAAAAGGTATTATAAAATCAGTAATCCAACTAGATATAAACAATAATTATATTCGTACATTTTCTTCTGCAACAGAAGCACAGAAAGAGCTAGGTATAAAACAAAATAGTATATGCTTATGCTGCAAAGGAAAATATAAAACCGCAGGTGGTTATAAATGGAAATATAATAATTAGAATAAATGAAAGAAATAGTAATTAAACCTGGTTCTATAATAATCTGGAAGTACACTGATTGGTTTAGCAAACTATGCAAATGGGTTAAAGGAAAGTCTAACAGGTATGATTCTGCTGTTATATGTAAAGAACAATTTACTTTAATAAGTCCATTAAATAATTTTAAATATGACGGTACAGAATATGTAATACTAGAGCCAAAGAAACAATATAGTAAAGCAGAAAAACAACTAATATCCAATTATGTTGTAGTGAACGATAAATGTATTGAATCTGAATTAGCAACTAGAATAAACATTATTAGACCCGATACAGTAGATCCTTCTACATTTACTCTAGAATCATTACTTACTAATAAGTATTATAAGATAGTATATGATTCCTCAAAAGAAAACTAGCATATATACTCAGTTATCTAACAAATATAATATACCATATCAAGTAGTAGAAGTAATATGTAATCATCCATTTAAATTTGCATCAACTATAATATCAGATTCTGAAGATACTAAGTCTATAATGTTTAGTTATCTTTTTAAAATTAAACTTAAGAATAGATATGATTCTAAAAAAAGAAAAACCGAGCAATCCAAAGATAAAGTATCCGAAACAAGGATTAGCAGAAAATAGATATACATGTGGTAATAAATCATGGGCAGCTTCAACATTGATAAATTGGTGTAAAGAACAGAATTATCCTGTATTTAAATTACCATTAGCTGCTATAGATCTTTCTCAGATGCCTTGGGATATTAACAATATAGATGAGTTTATATGGCATAGTAAAAGAGTAAATGATGTTGGTGATTACCCAGTAATACTTGATAACTATGGTAGGATATGTGATGGATTTCATAGAGTATGTAAAGCGATAATTAGCGATAAGACAGAAATAGATGCAATACGAATTGAAGAAATGCCAAGACCAGATGGATATGAAGAACGATCGGAATAGTATGATTCCACAGGATTGTCTTGAGGACATTGACAAAGTGTTTGTAGAACTTGCTAAAGATTATTATACTATTTGTAAAGAAGATTTAGAGAATAATCTCAAAGAAGGTGCTGATGAAAACTTAGTAAGAGTAGCAGCAGATGCTACAATACTTTTATGGCTTAGAAGAAACATTTTGCTTAACTTTGAGAAAGATGAAAAGATCAGTGCTATAAATACAATATTAGATAATTATGAGAACATAATTAAAGCAGATAGTGATGGATATGGTAATATCCATACTTACGAATACGATGATAAGCAGATCAATCGAGCTATAAAGAAAAGTGGTCTTAAGGATGTAACAATTTCAGTTAGCCCAATTAAAAATTGGAGTTCAAAAACTGAAGATAGACAAAAAGCAGACGGTAGATTTATTTATAGTTTTAGAGGAGTTGATGAGACTGAAGACGACTATAAAGTAGTATTAGAATACAATCTGTTAAGAAAACATCTAATAAAAACTTTAGAGAATTATCAAAAAGTAAAGCATAATACAAATGAGTACTACAAATTTGGATTCAGAGAAGTTGGACCAGATACTACTGAATCAACAAGTGATACTATTGTATCTGAAGCAAATTCTAAAGGACACGAATAAGAGTCAATTCGCCGAAGATTATGCAGCAAATTTATTTGCTCAAATGACAGAAATAATATTAGGACATAATATAGTAAGAAAATAAAATATGGAATTAAAATTTAAGAAACTTAGAGAAGACGCAGTATTACCTAGTTATGCACATCCTACTGATGCAGGATTAGACTTATCAAATATTGGTTTTACTCAAGAATTTGATAGAAGTGGTAAAATGGTGTTAGTATATCATACAGGTTTATCAGTAGAAATACCTGAGGGTTATGTAGGTATGATCTTTTGTAGATCATCTATTGCTGAAAGATCTTTGAGTATGACTAATTGCGTAGGTATTATAGATTGTGGTTACTCTGGTGAACTTATAGTTAAATTTAAAATTACCACAGATGCATTGCCAACAATCTATAAAGAAGGTGAAAAGATTGCTCAACTTGTAGTAATACCTTATCCTAAGATGGAGCCAGTATTAGTTGAAGAAATTGCTGCTGGTGAAAGAGGTGAAAATGGATTTGGCTCAACTGATAATAAAGTAGAAAATGAGGAATCAGAACAGGGACGAGAAAGCGGAGCAGTTGAAGGAGATGATAAACAATTACAGGCGTAACCCTGAGTTTGTAGGATTCTTATCTCTTGAAGATGCTAAGAAAGAATTAGAAAGGCATTACAAATCCCGTTATTTTAAATATAAAATAGATTAGTAGTGAAACTATTTGATATTTTAGGTGGTAAAGTAGTAATTCATAATGATGCCCTTGGTATCCCATGCTTTAAAAAAGTGTGGGATGCTGATAAGGCAGATAAAGAAATGGCTACCAAATATATATCATATATCGTACTTAAGAATAAATACGATAGTCCGTATGTCCAAAGTATGCAGCCAGAAGACATTGAGTTTAGACTAAAGAAAGAACTATTTGGGGATAGTAACTATCAATTACCAGTAGAAGTATTAGAAGCTGAACAAGCATACAAAGACTTTAGCGAAACATTAATACTTGGTTTACTCAAGAATGCTAAGCTTAAACTCAACAGTGTATCACATTACTATGCAGAATCATTACAAGATGAATTAGATGAGAAGAAGGTTCAATTGATATTTGCAGGTATGGCTAAATTAGGAGAAACTATTAAATCTCTAGATGCATTAGAAGCCGCAGTAAGATCAGAAGAAGCTGCTAGTACAAGAATTAGAGGTGGTGCAGAGGTTAATCCGTATGAGTTAACAAATAGATTAGATGTACGGTAAATAATACATTTTGAAACAAATAAAAATAACAAGCGTTAACAGCGCATATTAAAAATAATAACTATGGCTAAGGAAAAGAAAGCTACTAGCAAAAAGACTAGTAAGGCTAAAACAGTTAAAGTTAATGACGAGCAATTTGATCTGATTATAGATTTTGGTCCTGCACACAAAGCAGAAGAAGATAGAGAAAAAGAAATTGAAAGAGAAATTGCTTTCCGAGAAGTTTTATCACAAAATGCAATTTTGGTTGAAGAAGCACCTGAGAAAACAAAAACCCCGTGGTATAAACGACTCGGTAAAGCAATTAAAAATTGGTTTAACCGTTAATAATTATGATTGATTTCCATAAGAAAATCAAAAATAGCAATAAGTTTAGGAAGCCCGCCCTTACATTTGTAGAGACGGGCTCTTATTGTGTCTACCCCAAAGGAACGACCGAATATTATAAATTCTGGGATCAAGAAGTAGATAGATGCATTAATGGGTATACTGCGGATGATGGTGACTTTATAACAGGTTACCATTATTTCTATTTAAATTATTGTCCTATTGTAAGACAGGTTTATAAAGAAATAAGGAATAAGAAGACAAAATTGCTAGAATGGAAATCTGTTAGTGAACGTACTTTCCCAGATTTTTATGACTATGATTATTACTATTTTCAAGCAATAGAAGAAGCTCAGGAAAAAGGTAAACACTTATGTGTAGCTAAAGCTAGACGTAAAGGTTACTCTTATAAAGGTGGTTCTATGCTATGCAGGAACTTCTTTCTTATTCCAGAATCTAAATCATATGTATATGCTTCTAATAAACAATACCTTACTGATGATGGTATTCTTACTAAGGCATGGGATTACATGGACTTCATTGATGAGTATACAGCATGGGGTAAGAAACGTCAAGTAGCAAATACTAATATGCGACGTAGAGCATCTATGCTTATCACAGATGAATTTGGTAATAAGATTGAAACAGGTTTTAAATCTGAGATTATCGGTTTATCACTTAAAGATAATCCTGATGCAGTACGTGGTAAACGTGGTATACTCATACTTTGGGAAGAAGCAGGTACATTTGCTGAACTAAAAGCAGCATGGCAAATTGCAAGACCGTCAGTAGAACATGATGGTATAGCATTTGGTCTTATGATTATGTTTGGTACTGGTGGTGACCAAGGTGATGCAGTAGCTCCATTACGTGAAGCTTTTTATGATCCTGATTCATATAACTGTATAGGCTTTGATAATATATGGGATGAAGCTGCAATGGGTGGTAAACAATGTGGTTTCTTTATACCACAGCATACTAACTTAGATGCACGTGATGAAAGTGGTAATCGTATGTTTATGGATGAGGATGGTAATACATTACATGAAGCATCTAGGAAGTATATACTAACCTTACGTGAGCAGGAGTTAAAGAATGTAAAGACCATGCAAGCTATAGATAGGTATGTAGCTGAACATGCTGAAACACCAGCAGAAGCCTTTACTGAATTAACTGGTAATATATTCCCTAAAAGACCGCTACAAAGACAATTAGCTAGGATTAGAACTAATAAGAAATTACAAAACCATAAACAAGTTGGTGATTTAAATTGGGATAACGGTAAAGTAACATGGACTATTAAAAAAGCAGGAGACATTACTCAATATCCTTTACCACAAGAAACAGATCCTACAGGAGCAGTAGTTATATGGGAACACCCTGTACCAGATGCTCCATTTGGTTTATATATACTTGGTGTTGACCCCTATGATCATAATCAATCAGGTACTAATTCATTAGGTTCGGTATTTGTATATAAACGTATACAAGACTTTGAATCTTATAGTGATATTATAGTAGCTGAGTACACAGGTAGACCAAAGACTGCTGAACAGTTCTATGATACAGTTAGAAAATTAGCAGTATATTACAATGGTAGAATAATGTGTGAAAACCAAAATACTGGCATATTCACTTACTTTAATAATAAACATTGTGATTACCTACTAGCAGATCAACCAGATATCATTAAAGATATTGTAAAAGATTCCAGAGTAAACAGAAGAAAAGGGTGCCATATGAATAAAGAAATTAAACTCTGGGGAGAAGGTAAAATAAAAGAATGGCTAGAGGAAGAAACAGAGCCTGGTCATATGAGACTTGAGACTATACTATCAGAACCATTACTTGAGGAGCTAATACAGTACAATGATAAAGGTAACTTTGACCGTGTAATGTCTTTAATGCAAGTAATGATATATAGGGAACAATTGTATACATCTCAAGTAAAGAAGAAGGAAGAGATAGAGAAGAAACAAAGATTATTTGATCTACCTATATTTACAGATCAATGGTATGAACAATCTACAGAACCTTCTAATAATAAAATATTTGATTCAACTATATTAACATTTTCATTTTAAAATATGGAACGCGTAGTAAATAGCTTTCCTATACAGAAAATACCCTTTAGCAAGAAAACTGAAGAATGGAGAAAAAGCTGTGTAGATTATATTATAGGTCAATCTCAAATTACTAGTGCAGGATCTGTACCATCTGATGAAGAGATGCAAACCTATTATGATCTATACAATAGCGTCTACAGTGAAAAGGATTTGAAATATGTTACTAATCCATTTAACCAAGATGATGGTTTCCCAGCAATGGCACAGGATTATAACATTATCAGACCTAAGATCGACTTACTTATTGGTGAAGAAACTAAAAGACCTTTCAACTTTAGAGTTTGTCGTACTAGTGATGCTGCAGCAAGTGAAATGCAAGAGAAAGCAAAACAAATGCTTTTAGATTACATCCAGGCTTCTATTATGGCTCAAATGGGTCCAGAGGAACAAGCAAGATATGAACAGGCATTAGCTTCAGGTGAAATACAAACACCAGAACAAATACAGGAATACCTTACTAAGGATTACAAAGATGTAGCAGAAATTACTGCATATCATAGTTTAAATTATTTAAAGCAATCTTTAAACATTGATCACGAATTTGTAAAGACTTGGAAAGATGGACTTATTGCAGGTGAAGAGGTTGTTTATGTAGGAATAAGAAATGGAGAACCTTGCTTAGATAGGGTAAATCCAAAAGAGTTTTGGTTTGATGATTGTGAAGGAATAGAATTTATACATGAAGCGCCAATGTGTTGCCATAAAATGCTTATGTCATACACTCAAGTATATGATGAATTCTATGATAAACTTGATGAATCACAGTTAAATGAATTACTTGAATACTTTGGACAGTATGGTAGAGAAGGTAAGAATTGGTTAGGTGATAAGAATATGGTAGATGATTGGAATCATATTGATACTAAAATCTATAGTAAAATGCCTGATCATAATCCTTACGGAGATAGTGAGGATGTAGTAGTATACCATGTATGTTGGAAGTCATTTAAGAAAATAGGATTTGTTACTGTTATTAATCCTGAAACAGGTACTACAGAAGAATTTATAGTAGATGAATACTATAAACCAACTGGTGATGAAGTAAATGTAGAATGGGACTGGATTATTGAAGTATGGGAAGGCTACAAAGCAGATGAAATCTATTTTGGCATGCAACCTATAGAATATCAATATATCACAAGTAAGAACCTAAATTCTCAAAGATTACCTTATACTGGTGTAGTATATAGTAATACTAACAGTTCACCTAAGTCTTTAGTAAGTATAATGAAACCTTTACAATATCTTTATATTACTACATTCTATAGATTAGAATTAGCAATGGCTAGAGATAAAGGTAAAGTTCCTGTAGTAGATGTTACTCAGATACCTAAAGGATTAGGTATTGATACTGCTAAATGGATGCATTACTTAAGTGCACTAGGAGTAGCATTTATTAATCCTTATGATGAAGGTTGGGATATACCTGGTAGAGAAGGAGGTAGACCAGCATCATTCAATGGATTTACTACTTGGGATCTTACTATGGGTAACGTTATTGCTCAATATATTCAATTACTTGATAAGATTGAAGCAATGGCATCTGAATTATCGGGTGTAACTCCACAAAGACAAGGTGCTATTTCAAGTACTGAATTAGTTGGTAATGTAGAAAGATCTGTAATTCAATCTGCTCATATTACTGAACCTTTATTTTGGATGCATAACCAAGTAAAGAAACAGGCATTATTAATGTTATTAAATACTGCAAAAGCAGCTTGGAAAGATAGCGATAAACAGTATTTAAATTACATATTTGATGATACTACTAGAGCATTTATATCTGTAGCAGATAATTTTGCTAATGAAGATTTTGATATCTTTGTTACTGATTCTACTAAGGAAACTCAAGCTATTGAACAATTAAGAGCATTAATTCAACCTGCTATGCAGAATGGTGCAAGTCTTGTAGATGCAGCAGAAATGTATACTATGGAGAATCTGTCTATGATCAAGAGTAAACTTAAAGAACTTGAACAAGAGAGAATATCTCAGCAGCAAGCTATGCAGGAACAGGAAGCTCAACAACAGCAGCAACTCGTACAAATGCAAAATGAAGTTAAACAGCAAGAGCTTATGCTTAAAGAAGCTGAACTTGATTTACAGAAGTACAAGATTGATCAAGACAATGCTACTAAGATAACTGTAGCTCAACTGAATGCTTATAGAGGTTCTGAGGAAATGGATCAAGATGGTAATGGTATACCTGATCCTATTGAAATTGGTAAGCAAGCAATTGAACAGCAAAGGTTATATTCAGATTCTATGGCTAAGCAATTAGAGTTGAACAATAAAGCTAGAGAAGCTGAAAATAAAGCTAGAATTGAAAATCGTAAGATTGAACAAGCTAAACAAGCAGAACAGTTAAAGGCTACTATTGAAAGAGAAAAACTAGCTTTAGAGAAGAAGAAACTCGAAGAAGCAAAAAAATTGCAATCACAAAAGGATAAAGCTGCAATGGATAGGGAGAAACTTAAAGCCAAAACAGCTTTAAAGAATAAAGTGGTAGGTGAAGGTAAAACTAAAACTAAAAAATAGGAGATAATATTATGGGATGTAAAGGTGGAAGCAAGAAAGGTGGAAAAGGTAAACCTGGTAAAACTGGTAAGTAATGAAACAAGTACTGCTTTGGATATGGCAATTGCCTCAGAATTTACTGGGGCTTGCTGTATACCATTATTATAAAGGTTATGAAGTGTGTACTAAAGAAACATGCGGTGAAGGTATTAAGTGCAAACTAAGTACTAAGATGAAAGGTGGTATTACTTTAGGTAATTATATAGTAATAAATCACATGAATTCTCTACAGCATGAATTAGGACATACTAAACAGTCAAAAATGTTAGGTCCATTATATCTTTTAGTAATTGGTTTACCATCAGCATTACATTGCGCTTTTCATAAATGTAAAGATTATTATCATTTCTATACGGAAAAATGGGCTAACAAATTAATGAAGATTAAAAAATGAAATGGTCAGAATTATCTTTCAAAGAAAGAAAACAAATATATGATAGTATAAAGACTAACAATCCTAGTGCTACATATTTTGATATTAAAAGTCAATTCGATTCCATTCCTCATTATGAAGACGGTGGCAAGAAATTACCAGCTAATATCAAACTACCTCCTGAATATACTCCAGGTACTCCAGAGTATTTAGAACGCCAAAAAAGAATATCAGGTAGAGCAGAAGCAGTTCAACCTGAAGCATATCTTTCTCCTGCTGGTTATATTAAAGATGCTATTAACTTTGTTGAAGATATAAGTAAAGGAGATTATAAAGGTGCTGCTTTAGATGCAGTATTAAATTTAGTTCCTTGGGGTGTAGGTAAGACTGTTAAGAAACTCAAATCTAAAGTAGGTAGAGTAATAGAAGGTACTGAAGGTTATACGGCACAATCATATGCTGAACCTTTTACTCCTACAATTACTAAGAAAGGTAAGAAGAAAGCAAAGACAGAAGCTGATTATGATGCTGAATTTGCTGAAGTACAAAGAAAACATAAGAATATGCAAAGTTATGAAAAAGAACTAAGCACAATAACGAATAGTCTTTTTCGACCAGATGATGGAGTAGAAGTACTAGATCGTATTGACAAAGCTTATGGTACTACTTACAAGAAAGCTGCTTCTAGAATTGCTTATCAAGATATGGCAAATCGTGGTAAATATGTTAAGTTCCAACAGATGGAGAAGAATGGCAATCCAATCTATGGTAAAACTCATGGACCACAGCAAGAACCTACTATAGATGATATGACAGTATATCTAAATCCAGATTATTATCTAGATGGAACTGCAAATCATGAATTAAGTCATTTAGCAGATGCTTTAGTAAATAAAGAACACACGGCTGAAGCTGCTAATAACTATATGAATTATTTGTTAGATGCAGATAATATTATGAGTTATAATGAACTTAAACAGGGTTTAATGGATATCAATCCTAGCACATACAATTATCTTACTACTCCTTCTGAAAATAAAGCACACATGATTCAATTGAAACGTGGTATGCAAAAAGAAGGATTGATAAATAAATGGTCAGATAATGTTACTCAAGATAAAATTGAAGAATATTTATCTTATAGAAGTAAATATGCTAATAAAGTTAATCCTGTATTACGTACTTTATATGATATAAGAGCAGACAAGCAAGGGTTTGTAAATAGAATGAATAATCTTACTCCAATGCAATGGTCTGTACCACTTGGTGTTTCTAGTTTACTTGGGAAAGAATTTTATGAAGGAGACAATACCAAATCGATTTCAGATAAAT